ATATCAGCAGTTTCTTGTGTAATTGAGTCTTTAGTATTACGTATTTGTTCTTTGAGCAGTTCGGCTTTTTCACTTAGTAGTGTAATACCTAGCAGTTGCTCAATAATTTCTCTTTGTTCGTTTGCTTTTAGACTTAAGAAAGGTTCAGTATAAGTGTTTAATGCTACAATATGACGAAACATATCGTGACTCATACCTAACAACGTGTCGATGTCCTTTTGCGTTTCACGCATGTCGCCTTGACTGTCGTCATTTTCTTCTGCACTTTGTTCTTGATCGTTAACATAGAACTTCATCACAGTGGGTTTACGACCGCGTTCGATCTTATACTTGTTCCCGTCCTTGTCAAAAGTCAAGGTCACTAGCATGTTCTTGCCGTTGATCTTGTTGATCAAATTGTCTTTCTTGATGTTAGTTAAGGCTGTTCCGAACAGTGCAAAACTTAGTGCATTAACAATAGTAGTTTTACCTGTACCGTTGCGTGACCCGCTGTCATCACCACCTTGATCTAAGTTTTCTCCTAGAACCAAGGTTAAATTTTCTTTACCAAAGTTTACAGCCTGGGTTTGATTGCCCACGCTCATAAAGTTCTTAACAGTTAATTCTTTTAATTTAATGCTCATAGATTGTTGTAAATGCTTAGTAGCACCTTAGGATCAAATGTATCGCTTTGAATATTAACTAATTGATTGCTTACAATTTGATCTACACTTTCAAATTTTTGAATATCAATATCGGTGTTAATTTCTAATTCTTTCTTTTCGGGAATTAGAGTAAGTTCACGGATATCATAGTCTTCCATGAACTTTTCTTTGATAAAACTTGCTTCTTCGTAGCTAATATCAATATCTAAACTAACACGAAGATGCTGTTTAGGCTTGATAATTGTGTCAGCTTCGTCGATCAGTTGACTTAATTTAACTGTACGGAATGTAGGCTGTTGATCCCAAGCAAAGTATTCGGGCTCGCCTCCCCACTCTAAGACCATCATGCCGCGATCGTCGTCCCATGCATCTGCATAATTATGAGGAAACGCATTACCAATGTAATGCATATTGCCTTTGCTTTGGCGTTTATGGAAGTGTCCGCTAAATCCTAGTTCGTAACCTTCAAATGCTTCTAACTGTATTTCACCGTGATCAGGCATTTGTACCATGGCATTCATAAAGAAGTGCGGCAGTTCAAAGTGTCCAAAAATATATTTGGCCTTTTTCTTACCTATTTGCTTCCACTCTTCTCCGACAAGCCACGGGCATAAGGTGACATTTCCTTCTGTAATCGGTTTATGGACCACAGTAATACCAGGAATATACTTGCCAAACTCAACACTATGGATATCTCGCTTGTCTTTGTAATACAAATCATGATTGCCAGGGAAAAAGTAAAATGCATCAAACGCCTGACCCAACTTTTCCAAGGCCCGCAAGCTGTAGTCCATAGTAGTGATATTAAGACTATTACGATTGTGATGCCAATCTCCCATAAAAATTCCAACATCACATCCTTTCTCCTTGGCTTTTTGTATATACCAATCTACAAAGTCTTCACAGTCTTGATTGTGCGTTTGACTATTTGATTTAAGTCCAAAGTGTATGTCTGTAAAACAGGCAACTTTCTTAAAAAGATTACTCAATATAATATCTCCGATAGACTATTATACTTGCTACATTGATATAAGTCAATCAGTAGCTTCTTCATTTCTACGTAATGCTGCGGCGTGCTCACCTTCTCCCATTCTAGTGTAGCTAGGATTCATGCCATTAATTTCTAATAAGTCGTCGCGGATAACTTGATTACGTTTTTCTATGTTAATAATACGAACAAAACTATTAGTAACTGCGGCAGTAAAGTAGGCAAATGGATTGTTTGATTTTGATTCGTCAAACTGTAGACCAATCTGTGTCAACTGTAAAATAGCTTGACCACGCATTTCGTCGTTATATGTATAACCTCTTACGTTACCTCTAGTAGCATATCGCTCGCAGAGTTTAATATACATGCGAGCTAAGTTATTTGTTATTTGACCATGATCTTTAGAAAATTTTCCTTTTTCTATAGAGCCCTTCCAGTGGCTTTTTCCTACGCATACTAGAACATCATTCTCGTCAAATTTCCAGTGTTGAAACGGAGGAAAATTAACTTTGTCTCGTCCGTCTGCTACCGTTTTTGGATTTCGTTTGCGTGTAGTGTTCAGCGGAATATGATCAAATGTCATAATTCTAAACACTAAATCCTGCTTGTTAATTTTTTTATAGTCAACTTCGCATTCGGCTTGTTTAACTTTTTCACCAGCAGCTTTGCGTTTTTGATAATCTGCATCGCCTATTCTTTTGGCTTGATTGCGTTTAGCTTCTGCTATAGTCCTAATATTGATTTTTTCAATAGACGGTAAAATAATATCATATTGATGATATTCTGGTTTTTCAAAGACACAATATGTATTTTTTGATTTGTGTATTTCGTCTAGTAAATCTTTGTTGTTAAGGTAGTTTATTTTTGTCATAGTTGTCGTAGTTCTCGTTATTATAAAGTATGCACTTTATTTTGTCAACTAAATATAACAAATAAAGGAGTCCATAATGGCATTATTTGACGGTGTTCCAAGTGTATTCGGACAAGCTGCTAGCAGCCTTGGTTCTTCTGCTTCTTCCGCGTTTGGCGCCATCGGGTCTGTAGCTGGTACGGTCAGCAAAATGGCCGGTGCATTAAATAATTTATCTAATCCAGCAGCACTGGTTAGTTCATTACGACGCATAAATTTGCCAGCAGGCGGTAATTTAGCATCTGGATTTGCAGGAGCCACAGCTCAATTTGCTAGTAGTAGTAATGACTGGCGTGTAAGGTTGAGTATGCCAACTGCCGGGGGATTTGCTGATAGTCCAATTTTACAGCCATTAGTACAAGCTGGCGGCCTTGTTTTTCCCTATACCCCTAGCATGAGTATTGCTAGCGATGCAAATTATGAAGACACACCTTTAACACATCAGAATTATAATTTTATATCATATAAAAGTAGCCGTGCTGCGTCAATACAAATTACTGCACCATTTAACGTTGAAGACGGAGTTCAAGCAGCCTACTGGTTAGCCGCAGTACATTACATGAGATCTATTACTAAAATGTTTGCAGGCGAAGATGATGCCGCAGGCAATCCTCCGCCTATTGTTTACCTAAATGGTTATGGTGATTACGTGTTTAAAAATATTCCTGTAGTTGTAAAAAGTTTTAGTATAGATTTGCCACAGGGGGTTGATTATATTTCAACTAATGCAGGAACAGTCGGTGCGCTGGGCGGCTTTGGTCTAGGATCAGCAACTTCTGCTCAAACAATTGAAGGAATGGCGTCTACTGCTGGAGCACTTGCTGGTGTTGCTGGAGCATTCGGTAAAGCAAAAGTTGCTCAAACTTTAGGTGTAGTTAGTGCTGGATTAGGTGTTGCAAACGGAGTAAAGAACTTATTAGGCGCCGCCGGTGGCGGATCGTTATTTGGTGGTGCAGCAGCATCAGGTGCTAGTCATGTGCCTGTAAAAAGTTCTATGAACGTTACATTACAACCTATCTATAGCAGACAAAAAATTAAAGAGTTTAGCCTCAAACAATTTGTTTCTGGCGCTTATGTTAACAGTGGATATAACTAATGGCAAACTATAAAAATTCTAGTCCCTGGAAAGACACCAAGATAGTTAACAACTATCTTGACATATTATCTATTCGTACTATACCCGCTGAAGACGACGACTTTTTGTACACTATCGAACCTCAATACAGCCATAGACCTGATTTGTTAGCATATGACCTGTATCAAAATCCTAAATTATGGTGGGTGTTCATTCAAAGAAATTTAGATGTACTACAAGATCCGATATATGATTTTATACCAGGCGTGCAAATTTATATTCCTAAAGGAAATAAACTAGCATCTAAATTAGGATTATAAAATGGGATTCTTTGATGAAGCAAAATCGGCAGCTACTACAGCGGCATCCCAGGCATCTAAATTAGTTTCTGGATCTGCTGTTACCCAAAGCATTAACAGCGTAGCACAGTCGGCCCAAAATATCAAAACTGCTATCGGTACCGGACTTAGTAATGTAGGCACATCAATAGGTAATGCAGTCCCTGGACTAGTTTCTGAATTACAAGGTCCGTTGGGATTAGGAGGCGTTCTTGCAGGTCGTCCTGAATTAAATGTTAAAAATTATTCTAGCGGTGCAAAGTTAACTATATCTGATACACCACCATTTCCTAATATCTTAAACAATTATAGTTCTTTTAACTACGTTTTTACTTTAAGTGTTCTTCCCGACGGTCACATTAACGATCCGGATGGTACATACCGTCGAGGAGATCTTGGTCCTATTATTATTAGGTCTGCAGGGTTATCAGATTTTCAATATGAATTTTTTATAGACAATGTTAGAATAAATGGCATGGCCGGCCTTAATCAAGGAACAGGCAATTCTAATGCATTAGGTATTAGTTTTCAAATAATAGAACCGTATAGTTTTGGATTGTTCTTTCAAGTTCTACAACAAGCCGCACTAGAATCTGGGTATAAAAATTATTTGGATGTTCCTATTTTATTTACGATAGAATTTAAAGGACACTTAGATCCAGATGCACTAAATGTTACCATACCACAGACTAAACGAATGTTTCCTATGAAGCTTCGAGATTTGCAAATGCGTGTTACTGGTAAAGGCTGTACTTATGAGGTAGAAGGCTATCCATGGAATGAACAAGTATTTTCAGATTCTTTCAACAAAGTCAAATCAGATATTAACATTAGTTGCAACACTGGCGGATCAAAAACTATTGAGGATTTGTTAAAAAAATCTGAAAAGAGTTTAGTTAATGTTATAAACAACTTTTATAAAGATCAAATTAAAGAAGGCAACAGAAATTATGCAGATGAAATAGATATAGAATTTCCTGTTGACATTTCTTCAGCCGGCGATGCAAGTTCTACAAACGTAATAGGAAAAGCTGGTCTTGGTTTAGATCTTTTTAATAAAGGTGAAACACCATTTGGTAAAGATAATTTTGCATATGATGCTACTACTGGAATTTATAAAAGAGGAAACTTGACTATCGATCCAGGAAACGCTGATTTTAAATTTGCTCAAGGTGCATCGATACAAGACATTATCAATCAAATTATAATGACTAGCGATTATGCTAGACAAGCACTTAAAAAAGAAAATTGGACAGATAAAGGTCAAATTGTATGGTGGCGTATAGAAACTAAACTGTACATCAAACCGTTACCTGAAGATAAAAAAGTAGGACAAAAAGCAAAAAGAGCTGTGTTTAGAGTAGTGCCTTATGCTGTAGATGCTAGTGTTTTTACACAAACTAATGCTAAAAATCCGGGGCTAGAAGAAAAGAAAAAACAAGCATTAAAAGAATACAACTACATTTACACAGGTAAAAATATAGATATATTAGATTTTGCAATTGAATTTAAAGCTGGGTTTTATACCGCTCTTAATGCAGACGGCGGAAAAAATTCTGAAACACAAAAAGGTTTATCAGCAGCTACAGGTAATGCAGGCGCACAAAAAGACGAAATAAATGCAAAGCAGCCAGACGGTAGTGATCCAGGTGTAAACCCTAGAGCAGTTCGATATGACAAACAAGCTTCAAAAACTGCAAAATTAGGAGGTACCGGTGTTGATGACGCAGCTACAGTAGCAGCTAGACAGTTCCACGATATTGTAACTAAAGGGTATGATATGATAAATCTTAATATGACAATATTAGGAGATCCGTATTATATCACTGACAGTGGTATGGGGAATTACTCTGCACAGCAAACAACAAAAGAAAATATCAATTCAGACGGAGCAATGGATTATCAAACTAGCGAAGTATTGATAAATGTAAATTTTAGAACGCCTATTGATATTAAAGCAGATCGATCTGGAATGTATGATTTTGGAACTGCTACGCAACCGGTAGTTCAATTTAGCGGATTGTTTAAGGTATTAAACATTGAAAGTGTTTTTAATGCTGGAAAATTTACACAAACACTAGGATTAATTAGAATACCTAATCAAGAAAATACAAAAGCAGCAGACCCAGTACCAACAACTGTTGATCTTCCTTCTCCTGATGTTGAATGGGATGACGGATCTGACGCTCAAGCAGCTATTGAAGCAGCAAATGAAGCTGAAGGTATAACAGCAGAACCATTATCTGATCAAGAAGTAGCAGCTAATAATGCAGCATTAGGAGACTTTGCAGGTTAATTATGACAGAAGAAGTAAGATCACCCGCTGCCAGTTCACCTACAGACTCTGGCCCGTTTTTAGCAAAAGTAGTAAGCCATCTAGATCCTACATACATGGGAGCTTTAGAAGTAGAGCTACTACACGAAGTAGGTAATCAGGACAGCAGAGAAGGACAACTACGAACAGTAAAGTACCTAAGTCCGTTTTACGGTGTTACTGGGTTTGATTATGTCGGAGAAGATCCTGACGACCATGATAACACACAAAAAGCATACGGCATGTGGTTTGTTCCACCTGATGTAGGAACAATTGTAGTTTGCATTTTTATTGGCGGAGATGTTCGTAAAGGTTACTGGATGGGCTGCGTACTTGAAGAAGGTATGAATTTTTCTCTTCCAGGATATGCTGCAACAGAATTTGTAGTTGATGATACAAGAAAAACAAATACAGATAAAACTCGTGTACCAGTTAGTGAATATAATAAAGTAGCACACGAACCTTCTACTGATACTACATCAATAGCCAAACCAGAAAATCATATAAGTGTTTCATTAGAAGCTCAAGGATTACTTCAAGATGATATTAGAGGAATTACTTCTAGTTCAGCTAGGCGTGAAGTACCGTCAATGGTATTTGGAATATCAACACCTGGCCCTATTGATAAAAACGGTAAAAAAGATAGTTTTGGAAAACATGAAAGCAAAGTTGCTGCCGGATTTGTAAGCAGGCTAGGCGGCAGCAGTTTCGTCATGGACGACGGTGACGACAAGTGGGAACGTAAGACAAAACCAACTGACGGTCCTCCAGAGTATGTAAATGTTGAAGACGGTGAAACCGGAGAACGTGATAGACCTCATAATGAATTAATTAGAATTCGTACACGAACAGGACATCAAATTCTTTTACATAACAGCGAAGATTTAATCTATATTGGAAATAGTAGAGGCACTGCCTGGATAGAACTTTCCAGCGACGGCAAAATTGACATTTATGCAGAAGATAGCGTTAGTATAAGAACTAAACAAGATTTTAATTTTTACGCTGATAGAGATATTAATCTCGAAGCAGGAAGAAATTTTAACACTAAAGTTGGCGCAGAAATGCATACACATGTAGGTGCTGATCAAATTTTAATAGTTGACCAAAATCAAACAGTTCATATTAAACAAAATCAATCTATTATTGTTGATGCAGATCAAAAAATTCAGGTCAAGGGCAGTGCAGATCAAACAATAGGTGCAGATTATAAACAGACAATAACCAGTAACTTAGATATCAAAGCCGGAGGCCATATTTTTAATACTTCTGGCGGAAGTAATGAAACAAATGCCGGAGGCAATATAGTTGAAACAGCACCAGCTATTCACATGAACGGTCCAGGCGCAGCTTCGGCATCGGCAGCTACAGTCCCGGTTGCACCAGAGCCGTTACAAACGCACATTCTTCCAGATTTAGCAGTTCAAGACGACACGTCGCCTACTGAAATAGAGTCTATTTTGCGTAGAATACCTACACCAGAACCTTATCCTCAACATGAAAATTTAGATCCAACAAAATTTAAACCTGAGAATACAGATAGAGACACAGATGGAAGAAACGGTACATCATCAACTACATCTATGAACTTTAATGGATCTGGTTATAAAACTTATACCACAGCTAAAGATACCTTTAAGAAAGAACCGCCCACTGAAGAGTAAATAATATTATGGTTGCAAATTCTAAATTATATGATAAAATTACTTTAAAAAGTAATAAGCAAAATCAAGCTATTCCTGGTTCTAAAACTTATAAAGGTTTTAGTACAGTAGCAAATGTGCCAGGTTTTGCTCTTTATGATTTGGAATTAATCAAGCAAGACTTACTGAATAATTTCCATGTTAGATTAGGCGAACGCCTTGAGCAACCAGAATTTGGAACTATTATTTGGGACGTACTTTTTGAACCCTTAACAGAAGAACTGCGTACAGTTATTATTAAAAATGTAGAAGCAGTTGTTAATTACGACCCTAGAATACGTGCAGAACAAATCATTGTTAGTGCATATGAACAAGGTATACAAATTGAATGCGTCCTAGTTTATTATCCATATAATATTCGAGAAGCATTACAATTAAAATTTGACAAAGACAACGGTTTACTTCTAACGTAAGTAAAATACGCACTTAATAAATCTCGATAAATACCTTATAAAGGGACGTAAGGTATGTCAACAACCGACAGACAAAATAGATTGCTAGTAGCAGAAGACTGGAAACGAGTCTATCAAAGTTTTCGCAATGCGGATTTTCAAAGCTATGATTTTGAAAATTTACGCAGGGCAATGATCACATATATTAGAGAAAATTATCCTGAAGATTACAATGATTACATTGAATCTAGTGAATATTTGGCTCTAATTGATCTTATTGCATTTTTAGGACAAAGCCTTAGTTTCCGTATAGATTTAAATGCTAGAGATAACTTTTTAGAGTTGTCAGAGCGCCGTGAAAGTATTTTACGTCTAGCAAGATTGTTAAGCTACAATCCTAAACGTAATATTCCTGCATCAGGTTTATTAAAATTTACTACAGTTTCTACTACTCAAACTATCTATGATAGTAACGGAAGAAACTTAGCAGGACAAACAATTACATGGAATGATCCAGCAAATGCCAGCTGGCACGACCAGTTTATTAAAGTAATTAATGCAGCTCTTCCTGCTGCTAGACAGTTTGGCAATCCTGACGATAAAGCTGAAATTACTGGGATTCCAACAGAACAATATAGATTTCAAGCAGTTAATACCGATGTTCCGTTATACAGTTTTAATAAAAGCGCAGACGGTCTAAATCTGCCTTTTGAAATAGTTAGTACAACTTTTAAAGGTTCTTCATATGTCTATGAAGAAGCACCTTATATAGGTAATAGATTAGCTTTCTTATTCAGAAATGATAATAAAGGATATGGGTCTGTTAACACAGGTTTCTTCTTGCTTTTTAAACAAGGTGTGTTAAACCAAGGTACATTTACAATTACTCAGCCTAGCACTAATGAAACTATAGACATAGATGCTACAAATATTAATGACAGCGATGTCTGGTTATATAGATTAGATCAAAATAATTTAGAATCAGAATACTGGGCAAAAACAGCATCAACAGAAGGTAACAACGTTATCTACAATAGTCTTAATAAAGCAATAAGAAATATCTACACAGTAGTAACTAGAGCAGGTGATAGGATAACTTTACAATTCAGTGACGGTACTTTTGGAAATTTACCAAGAGGTACTTTCAGAGTTTACTACAGAAACAGCGTTGGAATTAGTTATACAATTAATCCAAAAGATATTAGAAATGTTTCGATATCAATTCCTTACGTTTCTAACGCCAACCAGTCAGAGGTACTAACAGTTAATTTAAGTTTGCAAAATAGTGTTTCTAATAGCGCAGAAGCAGAAACAAACGCAAATATTAAATCACGAGCACCAGCTACATACTACACGCAAAATCGTATGATTACCGGAGAAGACTATAACATTAGTCCTCTCAGTGCTAGCCAACAAGTAGTAAAAGTTAAAGCTCTTAACAGATCGTCAAGCGGTATTAGTAGGTATTTTGATCTAGTCGATCCTACTGGAAAATACAGTAAAACAAATTTATTTGGTGATGATGGCGCCGTCTATACAGAAGAATTTACTGATCAGTTTAGGTTTAATTATGCAACTAGGACTGATATTGAGGGTGTAATCTATAATCAGTTGTATAGCTTTTTAGAAAAAAATTCTTTAAGAGATTTTTATTATTCTAAATATATAAAAATTCTTACTGGGTCTTTAAATGTTTCATGGTACATCAAAACAGTCGATACAAATCAATGTACTGGGTATATAGGTGATGCAGTCGATTCTGTTCCTTACAAATTAGGATTATATTCTAGTACACTGTTAAGATTCATAACTTCTGGTGCCCTAATAAAATTTGAAGCACCTTATACAGAAACAAATGGTGTAAAAACATATCAAAAATATTTTGATTCTACAGACAATAATAAACTAAACAACATCCCTGCAACCGGGATCCCATTAAACGGAAAGACTACCCTCTACTCAAAAGTTATATCTGTCGCCGGTGACGGCACTAATAACGGTACTGGTGTATTAGTATCTGGTGCTGGTACTGTTATATTAAACGATATAATTCCAACTGGATCAGTAATAACTCAAGTAATTCCTGCATGGCGTACAGTATTAGATACTAATACAATTACTACGGCTGTTGATTTGATTTTTAGCAACAAACCGTTTGGTTTAAGATACGATGTTGAAGAACGTAACTGGAAGATTATCTTTGATGTAAATCTTAATACTACTGATAATTTCAGTTTAGGCAAGCAAGGTGATAACTCAAATCAAAAGTTAGATTCTAGCTGGATGGTATTGTTTACTACAGATACTGAATACTACACGGTTAAATTTAGACTTCGTAGATACATTTTTGAAAGCGATAAGCAAATTAGATTCTTCTTTGATGCAAGCGATAAAATTTACGACACAAGAACAAATACAGTTGCTAAAGATAAAATTAAAGTTTTGAGTATTAATACACAACCGGACTCTACCACACCATTTACTTTTAACCGTGACTGGGAAATAACTGAAGAATACAGAGGTCTAGACGGATATGTTGATACTAAAAAAGTTCAAGTAACTTTTAGTGATACTGATGACGACAGTATAGTTGACAACCCAGATATTTTTGACGAAATAGTTGCGCCGACTGTAAATGTCACATCAAAGTATGTTGTCTTAGAAAGATACACAATTGAACAAGGACAAGAAGATTATCGATGGTTTGATAATAGTAATTCAACCGTGTTAATTTATAACTCTGAATCTGAAGTAGTAAATTTAAATTTATTTGCTAACGGACAATATTTTTATTTCATTGATTCTGATACTGTTAAAAAACTAGACCTTACAACTAGCAAACTAGTTGTAAGCATAGATTATGTTGTATACCAAGGGCGTTCTAATTTAAAGTTTCAATACGTGCATAATGCAGATTACGAAACTAGAATAGATCCAGGTTTAACTAACTTAATTGATGTATTTGTATTAACAAAACAATATGATAAAGAATTTAGAGAATGGTTAGACGGCATACGAGAGACAGAACCATTACCTCTAAGCTCCGATGCGTTATACAATTTACTATCATTAGAATTAAACAAAATTAAATCAATAAGTGATGAAATAATCTATCATCCTGCAAAATATAAAGTTTTGTTTGGCAGTGCTGCAAGCAGGGACTTGCAAACAATTTTTAAAGTAGTAAAAAATCCAGAAGTTGTTATAAGTGATAACGATGTTAAGTCAAGAATCATTTCTGCAATTAATGAATTTTTTGCGCTAGATAACTGGGACTTCGGAGACAATTTCTACTTCTCAGAATTATCAACTTATGTTATGAACAAGTTAGCACCAAATATTGTTACCTTTATTTTGGTTCCTAGAGACGGTGATTTATCGTTTGGAAGTTTGTTTGAAGTACGAGCAGAAAATGATCAAATTTTTATCAGTGGTGCAACAGTTGATGACATTGAAATAATTTCAGCTGTAACAGCAAGTAAGTTACAAGCATCGGGGTCTATATCTCTAAACACATCAGTTGCTAATCAACAAGTTATAACAAGTTCAGGAATTAACTAATGGCTAATGAAAATCAAAGCGAATCTGGATTGCCACTTTCTAATCAAGACAATCGTAACACTTCTAATTTGCTTCCTAGATATTATAGGACTGATGCAAACAAAAAGTTTTTGTCTGCAACATTAGATCAGTTTACAAAACCAGGTCGAGTAAAAAAGTTAGCAGGATACATAGGTCGTGCGTATGCTAAGTCAACAATTGCTGACGATGTGTTCTTGAAAGCATCAACTAACGAAAGACAAAATTATCAGCTAGAACCCGGTGCAGTTATTCAAGACTACTTAGGGAACATAACTTTCTTTAAAGACTATATTGATCATATGAATCATGTGGAAGTCTTTGGAGGTATTGTTAATAATCATAGCAGAGTTAATGAACAAGAATTTTATAGTTGGGATCCTCATATTGACTGGGATAAATTTGTAAATTTTGAACAGTATTACTGGTTACCTAACGGCCCTACACCAGTTGAAGTAATAGGACAACAAGAAGCTATTGAAAGCACGTATACTGTTCGTACTGAAGACGAAGGGGATACATACGCTTTTATTTTTACACCAGACGACTTAACTAGAAATCCAACACTTACATTGTATAAAGGCCAAACTTATAAGTTTGAAATTAATAGTCCTAATAATCCTTTTTCAATCAAAACTTCTAGAGTTAGTGGAACTCTTGATAGGTATACTGATGGTGTTAGTACTAATGCAGTTGAAAACGGAATTATAACTTTTACAATACCTAAAGGAAGTCCAGACGTACTGTATTATGTTAGCGAGGCAGATGCTAATGTGGGGGGTACTTTACAAATTGCCGACATTAACGAAAATACATTTTTAGATGTAGAAAAAGACATTATCGGCAAAAAGACTTACAAATTAGAAAATGGATTGTCATTGTCTAATGGTATGAAATTATACTTTACTGGAAAAACAAATCCAGAAAAATATAGCACTGGATACTGGTATGTAGAAGGCGTAGGCAAAGCAATACAATTAGTTAATGAAGCTGAATTAAGTATCATAGGATCATACACTGAAGAAATTGCTTTGTTGTTTGATGATAGACCGTTTGACAAAGATCCGTTTAGCACTAGTACAGCATATCCTGCAAATAAAGACTACATTGTAATTAACAGAGCTAGTCCTGATAGAAATCCTTGGAGTAGATACAATCGTTGGTTCCATCAAGATGTTGTAACTGCTAGTGCAGAGTATAATGGAAATATTCCAAGCCTAAACCAGGCAGCACGAGCAGTCCGTCCTATTATTGAATTTGATGCTACAGGTTTAAAATTATATAATTTTGGACATAAAGCCAAAGCTGATGTAGATTTAATTGACACATTTACAACTGATGTTTTTTCAACAGTAGAAGGAACAATAGGTTATAACGTCGATGGTATAGATTTAGCACAAGGGATGCGTATAATCTTTACAGCCGACGTTGATAGATTTGTTCAAAATAAAATTTTTACAGTTAATTTTATCGAAGTTACCATACCTAGCAGACAATTTGAATTTTTAGCATCTACAGGTGTAGATATTGAAAGAGATATTATTACTTGTAGCGTACCTCACGGACTAACTACAGGCAATCAAATTATATATTTGAATAATAGTAATCAAAGTATTTCTGGGTTAACTCATAGAAAAATTTATTATGCCTATGTAATTAATGATACACAGATAAAATTATACACTGATAAGTTATTAACACAACAAGTAGATATATTTGCTCTAGGTACAGGAATCCACTCGTTTGAAGTGTTTTCAGGACTAAGAAGGCAAATTAATTTAGTCGAAGCTGATGATGTTACACCTTTAGTAAATGAAACAATACTAGTAAAACAAGGTAGAGAAAATCAAGGCAAGATGTATTGGTTCAATGGCTCAAACTGGAAAGAAGGACCGGCTAAATTAAAAATAAACGAAACACCTTTATTTGATCTATTTGACGATAATGGGGTTAGTTTTGGAGATACTACGATATATGACGGTTCTTCATTTGCTGGTAATTCAGTATTTTCTTACAAGATAGGAACAGGCGCAAATGATGCTAGTTTAGGATTTCCTTTATCCTATCAAAATATTAATAATGTAGGTGATATCAAATTTGAATTTAATTTATTAAATGATTCTTTTAGCTATAAAAAATTAGCTAATGTTTTTTCTAAAAAAACAAATGTAGGTTATTTAAAAGTAGTGAAGGATTTAGAAAACTTTGATTACGCTAACGGCTGGTCAACTTCAGTAGTAACAGATACACAACCAGTTATTAGAGTTTTTAAAGAATCTGGGTTAACAAATAATTTTCCTATAGACGTTTTTAATTACAAAGACAAACTAGAAGATTTAGAAGTTAGAGTTTATATAAATGGTATTAGGCAAGATAAAGATACTTATAGTGTCAATGACGGTACTGTTTATAAGACAGTTAATTTAACTACAAATGTATCTTTAACAGATATTGTTACTTTAAAATGTTTTTCTAAACAGCCTTGTAATTCAAAAGGATATTATGAAGTTCCTATTAGTTTACAAAACAACCCCTTAAACAAAGATGTAGTAGTCTTTACACTAGGCGAAGTTATAAATCATGTTGATACTATAGTTGATAATCTTCCTGCAATTGTCGGAAATTACCCAGGTTATAGCAACTTAAGAGACTTAGGATTTGTAACACCATACGGCACAAGATTTGTACAACACAGCAGTCCTTTAAATTCTGCACTATACCATTTTGGCAGTAAAAGTGAAAACATTTTCAAAGCAATTGAAAAAGCAAGAAGCGACTATGCTAATTTTAAGAAAGCATTTTTAAACGCAGCATTTGATGCTAAAATTTATACAGAGACTAGATCGTTTGTTGATTACATCTTGACAGAGATGTTAAAAAATAAACCAAAGACAGATCCATATTATCTAACAGATATGTTTGGGTTCTCTGGTGCAAAAGTTTTATCTTATACAGTATTAGATTCAACTGTAAAAACCTATCCGCTAACTGCACACTTTGATTTAGATACACTATCAAACAAAGCAGTTGGAATTTATCTAAATGGCGAACAATTATTACACGGTAAAGATTATACATTTGGTACTGAAAATTTCTTTACTTTGACCGTAACTCTCAGTGAAGATGACACAATTGATGTGTACGAGTATGAAAGTACAGATGGAAGTTTCTGTCCAGCTACCCCATCTAAATTAGGTTTATACCCATTGTATGAACCAGAGATATTTGTTGACGATACTTACCTAACTCCGCAGACAGTAATAAGAGGTCATGACGGAAGTATCTTAATTGGATACAATGACTATCGAGACAATTTGCTTTTAGAGTTAGAAAAAAGAATTTTTAATAATGTTAAAATAAAATACAATGCTGACATTTTTGATATTTACGATTTCGTACCTGCATATGATAAAGCATCAACCTATTCTATAGATGAATATAATCAAGTACTAAGCCAGTTCTATTATCAGTGGAAAAATGAGACTGGTTTAAACGTAAAGCCATCATACGACAATGCAGTTGATATTACATTTGGCTATAATTATCGAGACTCTTATGCACCTAACGGTGAGGATGTCCCTGCCTACTGGAGAGGAATGTATAACTGGATGTTTGGCACAGATAGTCCGCATCTTCGTCCTTGGGAGTGTCTAGGGTTCAGCATCAAACCGTTATGGTGGGAAGATGTATATGGACCGCTTCCTTACACTAGTAACAATTATATATTGTGGGAAGATATTAAAAATGGTTTAATTAGAGAACCAAATAAACCTGTAAGGACTAATCCTAAATTTGCCAGAACTATTCTAAGTAGCGGATATCCTGTCGATGAGGACGGTAAGTTAATTAGCCCTCTATTCTCCTCTTTTGCAATCGGAGCGTACAATCCAGTTGTTTCTGAAAACTATGTATTTGGTGACGGCGACCCTGTAGAAACATCATGGCGCAGAAGCAGCAACTACCCATTTGCAATTATTCAAACGGCATTGTTGTTAAAGCCTAATAAAGTTTTAGGAACTTGTTTAGACAGAAGTAGAATTGTTAAGTCTGTTACTAATCAATTAATTTACACAGAAACAGGGGTGAGAATTCAGTTAGCTGACCTAGTACTACCTTCAACTGTTAGCTCAACAACTAGAACATTTACAAGTGGTCTATTAAACTATATTGTTGATTACCTAACCAGTAGTTTAACTTCAAATTTAGATTCTTATAAATCAAACTTAGTTAATTTAACAAACAAGATTACTTCTAAGTTAGGCGGATTTACTACTAAAGAAAAATATAGACTATTATTAGACAGTAAAAATCCTCTTAGCTCTGGAGGAGTGTTTGTTCCCGAAGAAAGCTATAATTTATTTCTTAATACTAGCTCACCTATATCGAGAATTTCGTATAGTGGTGTAATAGTAACATTAGTAGATTCTGGTTATGAAGTTAGGGGTTATGATTTTGATAGACCGTATTTTACTACTTACAATCCTATAAAGCAAGGTCGAGTTATTAATGTTGGCGGAATTTCAGAAAGTTTTGTTAACTGGGAAAGTGGAAAATATTATATTGCAGGAAAAATTGTTAGATATAATAATGTCTATTATAGGACCAAAGTTTCTCATACAAGTACAGATAATTTTACATTAGATTATTTTACTAGATTGCCTAGTTTGCCATTAGTAGGAGGAGTCGATGCATCTATTCCTAATACATGGAATTTTGATTTACCAACTGTAGTTCCGTATGGTACAATATTTTCAACTAAGCAAGATGTTGTTAATTTTATTTTAGGTCACGGTGCCCACTTAGAAAAATTAGGATTTATATTTGACGAATACAATCCTGATTATAAAGCGATCGATAACTGGGAAACTAGCGCCAAAGAATTCTTATTCTGGACAACACAAAACTGGGCCTTGAATTCTGCAATATCTCTAAGCCCATTGTCTAAAAAATTAATATTTGCTCCTAATGAAACTAGCGTAGTAGCTGATATTAGAGATGATTTTTACAACTATAGTATTTTTAGAGCAGACGGTCAAAAGTTAAATGCCGAATTTACTAATACATTTAGAGAAGACAACACTTTTACTTTATCACCAAAAAATACTAATCATGGTATCTATGGTGCAGTATTATATTTGGTGCAAAAAGAGCATGTATTGTTATTAGAAAATAGAACATTGTTCAACGATGTCATTTATGATCAAGAGCCTGGATTTAGACAAGAAAAAATCAAAGTGCTAGGATATATTACTAGTAACTGGCAAGGCGGTTTTGATAGCCCAGGATTTATATTTGATGATGCTAAAATATCTGAATGGCAACCATGGAAAGATTATTATTTGGGTGAAACTGTAAAGTACAAACAGTTTTATTATGTTGCTAATAGATTTGTTATAGGCACAGACAATTTCCGTTTGATCGACGATAGCAGAAATGTCAACTGGATAAAGATCGATGAAAAACCAACTCCTAAGTTATTGCCTAACTGGGATTATAAAGTTGAACAATTTACTGACTTTTATGATCTAGATACAGATAACTTTGATACTGAACAGCAGAGATTGGCACAACACCTAATTGGTTATCAAAAGCGTCAGTACCTTGAAAATATTATTAACGATGATGTTAGTCAATATAAATTCTATCAAGGTATGATTATTGAGAAAGGTACACAAAACGTACTAAGTAAACTGTTTGACGTACTAAGTGCCGACGGAGAAGAAAGTGTTGAGTTCTATGAAGAATGGGCTGTTAGGGTAGGTGAATATGGAGCCACAGAAACATACAATGAAATAGAATTCAAACTAGATGAAAAACTATTCAAGTTAAATCCTCAGCCGTTCTCTCTAGTATCTACAATTACTAATGACACTGATTTTATTATTAGACAAGTTCCGTCTGACATTTATATTAAACCTACAAACTATAATAATGAACCATGGTCAATTAATGGTACTAAAGAATTTTTAAGAACCCCTGGCTATGTTCAGTATCAAGATGTAAAGTTAAATTTAGATACTCTAGATGAAATCTTAACCAAAGATATTACTGGATTTAAAGAAGGTGATTATGTTTGGTGTGCATTTGAGGGACGAGACTGGAATGTCTACAGATATACAAAAACAAATTTTTATATTGAAGATGTAGAATACAAATCTGGAGTGTTGTCTTTACAATGTTCTGCAATACCTGAACTAGTTGCTGGAGATATAATAGCCATAACTAATTCAGATACTCTTCAAGGTTTTTACAAGATAAGCTCAGTAGAACTAAGAAAAATTTTTATTAATACAACAATTCCAAACTGGCAATCTCCTTTTACTGATAGTTCTAGGATACTAACATTTAAATTTACATTAGCTAGATCAGCATCGGTATCAGCTATGAATTTAAATCTACCACCTGTATTAAAGAAAGACGAACTAGCATGGGTTGATGATAGCGGTAATGGATTATATACTGTGTATAAAAATAATCCAGTTTATCAACCTCGATCAATCAAACGTTTAAGTTTAGACGGAGACAATTTAAATTTTGGACAAAAGGTAGCAGTTTCTAAAAACGGAAAATATGCGGCAATAACTAGCAACAGTGAAATTGCAATTTTTGGAAAAGACTCTACAGGACTATCATGGGTACAACGTCAAGTTATTACACCAGATCTAAGCATTTCTAGTCCAACTAATTTAAACTATGGAGCTGAAATTTGTTTCTCTCCAGACGGAGATTGGTTAGCCATTGCTGCGCCAGCTGCATCATATGTTAAATCAGCTTGGGCTGGAGACTATGACGGCGGACATTCTTATAGTAAAAATGATGTTGTGCGATTAGTTTCTAAATTTAACGATCCTACAAGAAATGTTTATCTAAGCACACACTGGAAAGCTAAATCTAACCTAACAGGTATTGACTGGAGTACAATTAATCAATTCAGTCAAGACTGGGAATTAGCTACATTAGTTAATACTGATTCAGAAAAATCACCTAGCACATTAACACGTCAAGGTTATGTTGAGTTATGGGTCCGCAGCTCTACTAGCGGTAACTTTAGTAAAGTTTCTAGTTTTGTAAGCCCCTTCCCTACAGCTAACGAGTTGTTTGGATCAAGAATGGCGCTGACTAAAGACGGCGACGATTATGTATTAGCAGTATCTAGTCTAGGATATAACGATGAGCAAGGTCGTGTATACATGTTTAGATATAACAGTGCATTCACTAATACACCAGCATGGCATATGGATTACGATAAGCAGTATGTAGGTCCGTTTGATGCTACAGTAAAATATGCAGTAGGAGATATAGTATTTGACACAGATACATACGAATTATATCAGTGTCTAGCCGATCAAGATCCTGCACCTTTAACACAAAATCCTAGCACCTGGCAATTAGTTCAAAGATCGAATATTCTAGGGTACTTCCCTCAAGAAGTAGCATCTGCTCAGCTAGATTCTTATCTTGTTGTTAAACCTACAGTAGAAGATTTAGTAGAAAGTGTACTACCTGGCGACCAGTTTGGATACAGTTTGAGTTTTTCTAATGATGGATCTACACTAGCAATTTCTGCTCCTGTTGCTGATCAAACCGCTGAAAATAATTTCAAAGGTACTCATAGACCTTCGTTTGAATATAATTTAGAAGATATTGTATACTATAACGGAAAAGAAGTTTTAGTAACTGAAATCATTCAAGGAAAAAAATACACAATTATTTCAGTTGGTACAACTGATTTTACATTGATCGGTGCTGTATCAAATGATGCAGGCGTCAGTTTTGTTGCAACAGCTTCTGGTACAGGCACTGGTACTGCATTCTTAGTAGACGGATATTATCAATGTATTACAAACACCTCTGGAGAGTTTAATGTAACACTATGGGATTTGATCGATGATATTAGGTATGTTAATTCTGGAAAAGTATTTGTATATGAAAATACAGGTAACGGTTACAAATTAATTGATTCTTTAGGCGTATCAGACCTAGCATCAGAAAGAGAAATTAGATTTGGTGAATCTATAGATTTATCTGCTGACGGAAGTTTGTTAGTTGTAGGTAGTCCGGCATTTGATGTTAAAACAACAGATTCTGGTGCAATATTACTATTTGCAAAAATTAATTCTTCTTATACATTGCAAACAGAAATATATCGAAACAGGCAAGAAGAAAATGAAAGAACAGGAACTTTTGTGTCGTTAATGAATAATGACGAAACATTAGTTACATTTGCAGCTAACGGCGATGTTTATAGATACACAGAATTTGATACATTTACCGAAGGCCTAAATACAACCAGCTATCTATTAGATCCTGAATCACCTCCAACTGCTCAGGCTACTACATTTGATAATGATACATTACGAATTGTAGATGTGCAAATTGATACAGGGCGAGTTGACATATTTGACAAGTTTGGTAACAGTTACGTCTATAGTGAAAGTTTAGACACTGCTGATACAAATTCTTCAACTGACGGTTATGGTTCTTCTATAGCAGTAGCTGTCAATAATATCGTAGTCGGTGTTCCTTATGATAGCATTGATTTTGTATTAAATGGTCGTGTTGATACATTTACTAAAACAGCAAACAGCAAGGCCTGGGAAATTTTCCACCAAGAAGAACCTAGACCAAATGCATATAACATTAAAAAAGCATATGTATACAATAAAGTAACAAATACTCTATTGTCGTATATTGATATTGTAGACCCTATTCAAGGAAAAATACCAGGTCCAGCTGACCAAGAAATAAAATACAAAACTTATTTTGATCCAGCAGTGTATGCAGTCGGAACAGCAGAAGTCAATGTTGATGAAGGTATGCAATGGAGCAATGCTCATGTTGGTATGCTATGGTGGGATCTAACAAGAGCAAAGTTTATAGATAACCAAAGCGGTAATGAAACATATCGAGCATCTACCTGGAACAAATTATATGAGACAGCTAGCATAGATGTGTATGAGTGGGTTGAAAGCAAGTATAAACCTAGCGAATGGGACAAGTTATCAGGAACACCTAAAGGCGATAGTTTAGGAATTTCTGGAACTAGCAAATACGGCGATGCAATTTACAGCGTAAAAAAGAAATACGACACAGTAGCTCAAAGATTTAAATTTACCTACTACTACTGGGTTAATAATTCTAAAGTTATTCCTAATGTTCCTGGTCGTGTTTTAAGCGCAAGTGATGTTGCTAATTTAATAGCTGACCCAGTTAGTGCAGGATATACTTGCCTAGCATTGTTAGGAAAAAGTACATTTGCTTTAGTCAATGCATCTTCATTGATAAAAGGTACAGAAAATAATTTAAATGTTGAATATTGGAACGTAATACCTCAATACACCGAAATTAACGCTCATAGTCAGTGGAAGATTTTAAGTGAAAATGTAGAAACTATTATTCCTAGCGAAATTGAAAAGAAATGGATACACAGTCTAGTTGGTAAGGACGAAAATAACTTGCCATTACCGGATACAGATCTTCCTTTCAAACGCCGTTATGGAATAGAATTTAGACCTCGTCAAAGTATGTTTGTTAATAGAGTTGAAGCATTAAAACAATACATTGAACGAGTTAATTCTGTTCTGTCTGGTATTTTAATAGCAGACGATTATGATTTGACAGATTTGCAAAAATTTGATCCTAGACCTAGTAAAGTAACAGGTACATGGGATGTAGAAATAGATACAGATTTAGAACTTCGATTTATAGGAACAGCATTAGTTCAGCAAGCTCAAGTAACTCCTGTAATTGTTAATGGCAGAATAACTGACATTGTAATTAATAATCCAGGATATGGCTATGTAAATGCACCGTACATTTCTGTACACAGTAAGCAAGGTCAAGGCGCCGAACTACGAACAAAAATCAACGAATTAGGACAAGTCACTGGCGTTGATATTATTAATTCTGGTAAAGGATATTTGCCAGAAACTAGATTATCTATAAGAACGTATTCTGTATTAGTTAAATCAGATGCTAATGTGTTTGATAAGTGGAGTGTATATAGTTTTGATTCAGCATCGCAGACATGGTCTCGTACTAAGAGTCAGTCATATGATGTTACTAGCTATTGGAATTATATAGATTGGTATGCAACAGGTTATAGTCAATTTACTAAAATTGATTTTGTTATAGACAACACATATCAACTAGCATCATTGCAAGCTGAAATAGGAAATGTAGTAAAAGTTAATAATATTGGTTCAGGTGGTTGGATCTTGTTAGAAAAATATGCTAACAATCCTTCTATCGACTATACACTAAGTTACACGGTAGTTGGACGACAAAACGGCACTATTAAATTTTCTAGTTCACTATATGATTTTTCAAATTCTGTAGATGGCTTTGATGGAGGCCTCTATGATAGTTTGTATTATGATAATGTACCTGACGTAGAATTAAAAATTATCATTGACACAATTAAAAATAAAATATTTGTTGATGAGTTAAAAGTAGAATATTTAAAATTATTCTTTGCTAGTGTTAGATATGCTCTAAACGAACAGACATTCGTTGACTGGGCGTTTAAAACTAGCTTTGTTAAAGCAACACACAAAGTGGGGTATTTCAAACAAAAAGCAAATTATAATAACGATAACTTAGCTAACTTTGAAGATTATATTAAAGAAGTAAAGCCGTATAGAACTCAGATTAGAGAATATATTAGTCAATATAAGTCTTTAGACAATTCTTACAACTCAGTAACTGACTTTGATCTTCCTCCGAAGCTAAATGAGGATTTAACTATAGACCCAGTTAATGCTTTTGTAGATAGCGGCGGCATTTTCTCTTATGATACAGAACTAAATCAATATCCTTGGAAACATTGGAAAGACCATGTTGGATTTACTATACAAGATATTGTAATAGTAGATGGTGGATCTGGTTATATTGACAATCCTGTAGTTAACATTATTGGAGGATATGGCTCGGGCGCATCTGCTAAAGCATACGTGTCAAACGGAAAAGTTAATAGAATTCAACTGATTAGTTCAGGTACCGGATACCTAAAAGCCCCAGAAATCTCAATTGATGGTAGTCTAGGAGTGGACGGAGTTCAGGCTCGAGCAGTAGCAATTATAGAATCTGAAGTTGTTCGTGCAAACAAGATTTCTATTAAGTTTGATAGAATATCTAAAACTTATTTGGTATCAGAAATTACAGAAACTGAAACATTCTTAGGTACAGGATCTAGATTGCAATTTAGTTTAAAGTTTAGTCCGGTACTGTTAATTAATTCTCATACAGTGACAATCGATGGTGTTGATGTTCTTAAAGAAGATTACACATTGAGTATTAAAAAATCTACATCTAAAGGATTTACTAGCTACAGTGGTTTATTAACTCTTAATGTTGCTCCTGCTAAAAATGCAGTTATTCAAATTACATACAAGAAGAATTTTGAACATCTTTCAGCAACTGATAGAATTAATTTTTACTACAATCCTGAATCAGGAATGTACGGAAAGGATCTAGCACAGTTAATGACGGGAGTCGATTACGGAGGTGTTGAAGTCACAGGACTAGGATTTAATATCAGCGGTGGTTGGGATAGTTTACCTTGGTTCTCAGATAGCTGGGACGGATTTGATGTTTTCTTTAGTGATTACATTGTAACAGTTAGCGATAGTACATACAGCTATACACTACCTTATGTTCCAGCAAACGGTGAAGAAATTAACGTTTATGTAAACGGCACAAGAATAGACGATCCGTACTTTAACAGTTACGACGGAATAACAGTACAACCAAACGGAAGAAGAACAGCTCCTGTTGGTGTTGTTATGCAGACCATTGTAGGCAACGGTACTACAGACACATTTGTATTACCAAACTTACAAGATCCTATTCCGTTAGATATAAACGAAGGTGATACTATTATCTTTAGAAAGGCAACCAGTGACGGTAGTTATACTCCATTGCCTAACGAATATGATACTCAATTAACTGGCGGTGATTTAACTTATACTACTGCAACAGGATTTGCTGCCGATGATATTAATGTTGATGGCGACGAATTTGTAACACCTACTACAAGTTATGCACCTGAAGAAGTAGTACCAGGACAGCTATTTGATACTGTTGCTATTAAAGTTTTCCAACTGCCAACTTCAGGCGCAGCAAAAATTGCGTTTAAGAATTATATTTGTGACGGTACAACTACTGAATTTAAATTTGGTCAAGTTCCACAAAGCAATGCTGCTGTTTTGGTAAAATTAGACAATGTTATACTAAAAGAAACAGCAGATTATATTGTCGACTGGACAAATTTACAAGTTGTAATGGCAGTTGCGCCTGCAAGCAAAAAAATTATTAATGTAATTACATTTGGAAATGCTTCTAAGTATTTGTTAGATACAAATTACTTTGTATCAGATGGCAGTACTACAGAATATATAACAAATGCACCTTGGGTTGAAACTTTAGGCAATGTTGTATTAGTAGACGGCTTAGCAGTTCCTTATGTATTGTTTGAAACAGATGCAACTTATGATAAACCTTCGTGTGTTGGCATAAGGTTTGGAGAATCACCTCTTGAAGGAGCAGTTATTTCCTATATGATAACTGCTGATAATAATAGTTCAGCAAGTCTAATTAAATCTCAAACATTGCTAACAGATGGTTCAACAAAAATATTTGACTTAGATAATTTGCCAGGTGTTAACTTACCTTATGAAAATAATGTATTAGTTAATATCAATGGAACTATTTTATCTCCACAAAATAATTCAGAATATTTTATACTCAATGATTTAAAGTTGGAATATAATCTTACATTGTATAAGAGCGAACCATATGGAATTGACCCTGCTTTCTGTAAAGTTTATCTAGACGGTACAGAATTAACATTTGGCACAGATTATGTTTTTGATTTAGCTGTACCTAGTGTAAAAATTAAAGCAGATCTTTACAAAGATAACAGCACACTAATTGTAGCTAATTTTGAAAATGCAGAATATACTATAGTTAATGGACAGATAATTTTTGATACAGCACCAGCTGATTACACAGTTGCACCAGTTGAAGTAATAACTTTCTACAACCATAATGTTGAAGAAATAATTAGAACGAAAGAAACTGTAACTCTTAGCGGTTCCTTAGTCTCAGGATCTTATGATTATTTTAGATATGAAAGATTACAAGGCGGACAATTAAGATTAACAAAACCTGTCAGCAACGATGATCAAATTTGGATAGTTAAAAATAGTAATTTGCTATCGCATTCTATTGATTTTTATCTAGCCGAAGATCATCAAACAGTTGTGTTATCAACTTTATTATTAGATACAGATGTGTTAGATGTTATAGTGTTTGCTGGAGAACAAGTTACTCAAGGTTATGGCTATATGCAGTTCAAAGACATGTTAAATCGTGTTCATTACAAACGAATTAACAAAAATAAAGTCACTAAACTAGCACAAGATCTAGCACAATTTGATACAGAACTTATAGTACAAGACGGATCTTTGCTATCTGAACCTGTTGCAGAAAATAATTTGCCTGGTATAATTGAAATTAATGGCGAACGTATTGAGTATTTTGCTAAAGATGGTAATACATTATCAAGATTAAGAAGAGGAACATTAGGAACAGGAACTCCTACTATACATACTATTAATACCTATGTTATAGATTTAGGACCTTCAGAAACTATTCCATATAATGATACGCAACATGTTGATAAACTAATCAGCGATGGTAGTACTACTACATTTAATCTAAGATATATTCCTAATTCTGTTGATGAATTAGAAGTATTTGTTCAAGGATATAGACTTAACAAAAATTCTTACACTAGATTTGAAGAGTCAAATGGATATCCTTACAGTCCTGAAGGTGACACAACATATCCTGCAGAATTTACAGTAAACGGAACAAGTAGTGCAGTTACGCTTACTAATCCTGTTGCTGTAAACGGCAGAGTAATGGTTACAAAACGTACCGGTAAAGTCTGGCAAGATAGCCAAACTAGTATTGCGTTGAACTATAAAGATATACGAGTAGGAACTGCTAGCTTTAATGTTAAACGTGTAGGCAGCGGCTACGCATTGACACTCAACACTGGCGGATCTGGATATACTGTTGGGGATGTTTTAAAAATTGCAGGCAACATTGTTGGCGGAACTAGCCCAGATAATGATATTATGATCACAGTTACTCAAGTATCCAACGATGCTACACGTAGCATTGTAGCTTACACATACACTGGACAAGCCTACAACGTAAACTATTTGGCTAAGAATTTAATAGATTCTAACAATCCTGTTGCTAAGTTTGTCACAGCATATGAGACAATTTATCCGCAGTACATGCCCTGATAAATATGAAAGTTAGAAGATTTTTAAAGAAAACTACGCAGATAATTGAAATAATTAAATACATTAAAGAGAGCACTTATGCAAGGTAAAGATTTATCCGGAATTCACGTAGAAGGTCATATTAAAATATTTGATCCTTCTACCGGCGAAGTTTATATTAATAAACGTAATGCTATTCACTATGAAAATATGAGTATAGCACTAGCCGAGAGCATTGGAAACTCGGGACAAGGGTTTATATATGAGATGGCTTTTGGTAACGGCGGAACTACTATTGATCCTACCGGTATCATTACTTATTTGACACCTAATTCAACAGGTACTAACGCTAGTCTTTACAATGAAACTTATACAAAAGTTGTTGATGATCGTGCTCTTGCAAACGTTGATCCTACTAGAAATAAAATTGAAACACGACATGTAACTGGTAAAAATTATACAGATGTATTTGTTACTTGTTTGTTAGATTACGGTGAGCCTAGTAACCAACAGGCCTTTGATGTTACCACAAATAATGATGAAAATTATGTATTTGACGAGTTAGGTCTAAAGAGTTATAGTCCTACAGGTCAAAGCAAATTGTTAACACATGTTATTTTTCACCCAGTTCAAAAATCATTGAACAGATTAATTCAAATTGATTATACTGTTCGTATACAAAGTTTAACAGGTCTTAGTGAGGTAGCTTAATGTCATATACTATAGACCATACAGATAAAAATAATTACGGTAGCATCACAGTTGCTGATCAAACAGTTAATCAAGAAACAAGTTTAGGCTTTGTTGGTAAAAACTATACTGGTTATGCTAAAGTTTTAGCAGAAAATTTTTTACATTTATTAGAAAATTTTGCTAACAGTACACCCCCAACTAGTCCAGTTATCGGACAGTTGTGGTACGATACTAATAGTATTGCTAATCCTAGTCAACCACAGTTAAAAGTATGGGACGGTACTAACTGGGTACCTGCAGGCAATGTTAAAAAATCAATTACTCGTCCTACAACATCAGTTATTGGTGACATCTGGGTAGACACTGCTAACCAACAATTGTACATTTGGTCTGGTGCTACGTGGATTTTAGTTGGCCCACAGTTCAGTGAAGGTACTCAATCAGGACCGGTCGTAGAACAAGTCTATGATACACTAAACGTTTCGCACGTTATTATAAAATTTATTGTTGGTAATGAAATAGTTGCCATTATCAGCAAGGATGCATTTACGCCAAAAGTAGCAATTGAAGGATTTACCAACAGTGGCATACAACAAGGTATCAATATATCAACTAAAGACTTTGATTTAGATGGCACTGTTCTAAATAAGTTATGGGGTGTAGCAGAAAAAGCAAATAAATTAATTGTTACTGGTTATCCCGACGGTCTAGATGCTAATAATTTTTTAAGAGCTGATGTTGCAACTACAGCAAACGTTGGTATTAATATTAGAAGTAACTCTGGTTTAACATTTGGAAGCGATTTAAATAGTTCGTTATCAAATTCTTTAAACGGCGATACATTACTATCTAATAAAACAGAGGGTGCTAGCATCTATGTAAGAACTTATGTTGCTGGAGAATACAATGATGTTATTACAGTATCTGGCACTAACATAGGTATTAATAAAACTAACCCAACAGAAGCTTTAGACATAGTTGGTAAAATCGTAGCTAGCGATGGGTTAACAATAACATCGACTACTGATGCAACTAGCCTTGTTACCGGCAGTATAAAAACTGCTGGAGGAGCAAGTATAACTAAATCTTTATATGTAGGAAATGATGCTAATATTGCAGGAACAGTTACTACCGGGCCTTTATTACCTACTGTTAATGCTACTAAAGATATCGGTTCTGATACAGAAAGATATAGAAGAATTTATGCAAATACAATTGGTAACAGCGACAACACTACACAATTTATAGGAACATTTACTGGAACTTTTTCAGGATCAGTTACAGGAACTGCTACAAAATTAGTTAGCCCAACAATATTTCAATTAACAGGTGATGTTGCAAGTAATGCAATAAGTTTTACAGGTTTGCAAGAAGATGGTCTAGCAACTTTTACTACAGTTTTAAGTTCTGATGTTATAACATCTAAAGATGCAGTAACAGATTCTGCTTTAACTGACACGCTGTTAATTTATAGACCTTTAGCAGGATTAAGAAAAACAACTAAAGCAAGTTTTCTTTCTAACGTAGCTACAGTACCAACCGGCGCAATATTCCCGTATGCTGGACCTACTCCACCAAATGGATACTTGTTGTGTGACGGCAGCGAATATTTAATCAGCCAGTATCCAGAGTTGTATGCTGTAATAGGTTACACATATAAGGCTTTAGGTTTACTACAAGGTCTTGCTACATTTGCTGTACCTGATTTAAGAGGACGATTTCCGTTAGGACAAGACTCTATGTTTAGCGGCAATACTGTACCTCTTGCACCAACTGGTGCAACATCCGGAACGACTGTTACATCGTCTGCAAACAGGGTAACTGATGTTACAGCAGACATTATAGGTAATGGCAATGGTACAGAAGAAAAAGCAATTGAAGTACAAAATTTACCAGAACACAAACACGATTTAAAAGGAACAGACTCGTTAGGCAATAAAGGTAATCAGTTTTATGGGGTCAGAAACAGCCCCGATCCTATTACAGATGTTGATGCTGTAGCAGGTTCTGGACTTGATACCGGAGCAGTTGCTCAATTCTTATCAAACAGCGGTGGAATACAAAATACAGCGTTAACAGACGTACCTTTAAATGTTATGAATCCGTACTTAACTGTAAACTATATCATCTTTACTGGTAGGATAATTTAATGACATATAAAATTAATAAAACCGATGGATCTTTGTTAACTGAAGTTGTAGATAGTACAATTGATCAAACAGCTTCTGATCTAACTTTAATCGGAAAGAACGTTGCTGGATTTGGCGAATATATTAACGAAAACTTTATACATATATTAGAAAATTTTGCTAATACTAGTCAACCTAATAACCCTATTACAGGACAATTATGGTTTGATACTAGTCAGAATAGACTAAAAGTTTATGATGGTTCTGGATTTAAACAAGGAAGTGGCCCTATTGTAACTGGCGTTACTCCTTTGACATATGTTCAAGGAGATCTGTGGATAGACAGCGCCGAGAAACAATTATATTTTACAGACGGACAAGGTTGGAATTTAGCTGGCCCTATATACGGAAGTAGTCAAGGTACTTCTGGTTTTAGAGTAGAAACCATACTTGATACAAATAATAATGAAAAAGTTGTATTGTATCTTCTTTGTGGCAATGTACTACTAGGTATTTTTAGCAAATATTCTATTGAATTTACTCCTTCTACTGCTATTGAAGGATTTAGTGGAAGCATAAAGCCTGGATTTAACGCTGGAACATTAGCTAATATGAAGTTTAATGTAACTGCATCTTCAGCAGAACAACTAATAGGCCCGAGCGGTACTCCTTTAAATTATACTGATTTTATGAGTACCACAGATGATACTAACACAACCGGTACAATCACAGTAACTAATCCTAAACCTTTTATATTAGGGCCTAATCAAAATTACGAAGTTATTTCTAGTGCTTCATTATTCAGTGTAAAAAGCAACAACTCTGCTCAAGATTTTAGTGTTCAAGTTAAGTATGGTGCTACTACTCAAGACGCGATTACGGTAAAAAGTACTACAAGTAGAGTCGGAATTTTTAATAATAACCCGCAATATACACTAGATGTAACTGGTTCTGTAAGGGCAACTCAGCAATTTATGCCACCACAGTATACAACTGCTAATCGAGACGCTAGAACACTTACATCGGCAAATTACGGGGAAATTATATTCAATACTACAACTAGTAAAGTGCAGGTTTACACATCGACCGGTTGGCAAGATTTGAACTAAATATAAAATACAAGGGGTTGAGTAAATGCCATACAGCATTAACAGATATAATAATACAGTACTTACAGTAGTCTCGGACGGCACTATTGACACCACAACTGATCTTAAATTAATCGGTAAAAATTATGCTGGTTACGGCGAAGTACAAAACGAAAATTTTGTAAATTTACTTGAAAATTTCTCAGGATCTAGCCAACCGCCCCGTCCAATAAGCGGACAAATTTGGTATGATACTGGCACTAATAAGCTAAAGTTTTTTGACAAAAATAACAACTGGAGAACCACTGGCGGCGCTGAAGTTGGTCCTAGCGGTCCTGCAGGATTAACAGTAGGTGATTTTTGGTGGGATGATACTAATAACCAGCTTTACGGTTTTAATGGTGAGACTTTTACACTAATCGGACCACAAACTGCTGTTGGATTAGGCACAACTGAATTAAGATCTGAAACAGTTAAAGATGTTGACACTAATCTACACGCTATTGTTAAAGCAATTATTGACGGCGAAGTAGTTTATGTTATTTCTGCTGACGAGTTTGTTTTAAACAATACTTTAAATCCGATTACTGGATTTAGTACAATTAAAAAGGGTATTACTTTAATTAACACTGGTAGTACTGGAGTAACATCGTCAGATCACAGATACTGGGGTACAGCATCTAATTCATTAAAATTAGGCGGATATCTTCCTACTGATTTTGTACTTGCATCTGGAGGTTCTGGATTTACATCAGTAGTTTCTTTTAGTGACTTAGGTTATACATTAGGTAACGGTAACGATCTTGCAGTCTATATTGATGTTGACGGTACTACTCCTGTCTTTAAAAATGCACAAAGTACAACAATTAAATTCCAAACAACTAGTGGCGGAACAAGAACTCCGTTAACATTAGTTGGAAATGATGTACTTCCTGGAACTGATTCTACTTCTAATGTTGGATCACCATTATTAAAATATGCAACAGTTTATGCAAACACATTTAACGGTGTAGCAACTAAAGCTGATCAATTAAATGTTGGCGGCACATATTATACAGCTAGTACAACTGTGTCATCAGGATCAATAACTATTGCTGCTCGAGATGCAAGTGGCGACTTATACGCTAATTTGTTCCAAGGAACTGCTACACAAGCCAAATTTGCTGACTTAGCAGAAAAATATCTAGCTGATTCCGAGTACGAAGTTGGTACAGTTTTAATGATTGGCGGCGAAAAAGAAGTTACAGCTTGCCAGCCAGGATTCCGTGCAGTAGGGCCAGTTAGTGCTAAACCAGCACATCTAATGAATTCACAATTAGAAGGTGGCACTGCTATTGCTCTAAAAGGCCGTGTACCAGTTAAAGTAAGTGGTCCTGTGCTAAAAGGACAAAGATTAGTAGCAGGATCAAACGGAACTGCTCAAGCAGCAATGGGAAATAATACTGATGTCTTTGCTATTGCACTAGAATCTAACGATGAAGTTGGTGTTAAACTAGTAGAAGCTTTAATTTTATAAGGAATCAAAATGGCAGGCGTTGGATCAATAATTAGTACCACTGATTATAATAATATTAGGGATAAAATTAACCTAGTGTTAGGTACAAATTCAAATGGATATGGACAGACTTTATCTAGTTCTGCTGCTACTTCTGGTAGTACAATATCGGTTTCTTTATGGAATAATTTAAGAACAGATTTATTAACAGCAAGACAGCACCAAACTGGTGTTAGTGAGTCTTTAACAATTCCTACGACATCCACGCTAATTACCGAACTTTTTAGATCCGATTATGATACAATGGCTGATCTAGTAACTGCTAATAAGTTTACCTGTGCTGCTAATAAAGCAGGTATTGAACCTTTGGTTAGTAGTAATGCTGCTTCCTGGTATACACAGATAACCCATACGGTAACTGTTAGTTTTACTTCAAATACCGAAGCAAGGTATTTCTTTAATGCTGGCGGACAAATAAGATTCAACGCTTATAATACTGGTTCAACTGGTGGATCTAGCGGTGCTAAAAACGTAGCCTGGCAGGCAATGATCGGAAGCCAAAATATTACATATGGTACTGGTAATACACCTAATGTAACATCAGGCATGGGTGTAGTTGCAATGAATTATAATTCAACTTCAACCGTATCTGGTAGCGCATCAACACCTGGCTCAGGTAGCGCATATGGATTTTACACTATAACTGCAACATCTGCTGGTGCTGCTAACACATTGTTTACAACAAATGGACCTGCTGGTCTGTATGCTGCTGTTGATTATAGTATTAAGGCATATGTTAACAGTGTATCTTCCCCTACTCAAATCACATTCATTATACAGATGAATGATGATAGATCGGAAAACGTTGACGAAGTAGTGGGACAAACATACAGTGTGGTACAATCTTTTAGACCACAAGGCAGCGGCGAAGTTACGGTTACAGGCCCGACAGCTTCTCAAACTTTTACATCTTCATAATTAACACTTCCCCTTATTTTTTAAGATAACTACTTTATCGTAGTGTAGGGGAATCTTGTGGATAACTTTTTAGAAAAAGCTCTAGAAACAGCCAATTTGATGACAAATCTGGCAAATCAAAAACGTGCTCTTAAAGAAGAATTTGAGCAAAATCAAATTTATTTTTATAATGGTGGTACTTTTACAGTATCTAGGGAGCTAATTAACTTTATTGATTTTTTAATTAGTAAAAAAAATATTGAAAAAACTCCAGTAATTGACGACAATGGAGTTCCTGTATTAATAGACAATCTGCAGACATTTTTAGACGGTCTAACCGATCTGTATTTTCAAGCTTCGAATAGATACTATCACAAATACGAAACGTTGCGTCAAAATAAAGATATTAAAAGCATTTTAGATCTATGACACAGGGTGTATTATTATTTGCCTATAATAACACTGACATAGATTATATTGAGTTAGCTGTTATTGCTGCAAAAAGAATCCAACAGCATTTAGAATTACCGGTATCAATTGTAATTGATAACGAGTCAGTTACTGATAGTAGATTAAATATTTTTGACAAGATATTAACTACTGAGGTTAAACATAGTCAGAAGAAAAGATTCTACGATGGTATAGATTACAAACTGTTAGACTGGAAAAATTTTACTAGATCTAATGCATATTCTTTAACGCCATACGCCGAAACACTAGTATTAGATGTTGATTACTTAGTCTGTTCAAAATTTCTTAAAAATTGTTTTAACACAGATAAAGATTTTTTAATTTTTAAGAAATCTTATGACCTTGCAGAATGGCGCGGCCAAACTGCTTATAATTATATAAATGATTATTCTACTGATTTTTATTGGGCAACAGTTTTTTATTTTAAAAAAACTCCGTGGACTGAATTATTCTTTAGCCTAGTAGCATATATTAAGAATAACTGGGATTACTATAGAAATTTATACCAGGTGTCAATGCCAAATTACAGGAATGATATAAGTTTTAGTATTGCATTAAACATCTTAAACGGATTTGACTCAAATAATTTTGTTGGTACTATTCCTAACAAATTATATTACGTAGCAGATAGAGATTACTTAATAAAAATTAATGATACAGATTGCACATTTTTAATTCAAAAAGAAGATGCACTTAATGATTATACTGTAATAAAAACAGAAAATTTAGACATACATGTTATGAATAAATCTAGTATTTTAAGGGTATGTAAATGAACAGAGGACATGTTTTCTTAGCACAAAATAGCAATGTTGATTATGTCCGTCAAGCATACGCTCTTGCATCAACGATTAAAAAATTTAACAAAATAAATCAAACATGTCTCATTACAAATGACAGTGTTCCTCTTGAATACTTTAAAGTGTTTGACCACATAGTTAAAATTCCATGGGGTGATGCAGCCAACAATAGTCAATGGAAAATTGAAAATCGTTGGAAAATAATTTACGCCACTCCTTTCAAATATAATTTAGTGTATGACACAGACATGTTACTATTGTCATCAAATGATAGTTGGTGGGAATTTCTAGAAGAAAGAGATGTTGTTCTAACTAGTCAAGTATCTGATTATAGAAATAATACAGTTACTAGTGATTACTATAGAAAAACTTTTACTGCTAATCAATTACCTAACAGTTATTTTGGTTTGCATTATTTTAATAAGAATCGTCGATCTTTTGAATTTTATAAATGGATTGAAGTAATTGCAAAAAACTGGAAAACATTTTTTCAAAAATATGCCCCGCAACATCCTCAACAATTTTGTAGTATGGATGTGTCAGCAGCTATTGCAATCAAAATAATGAATGCAGAAAATGAATTTTTAATCGATACAAAATCGCCAACATTTGTACATATGAAATCTGGTATTCAAAGTTGGAAAGAATTTGCAGTTGATTGGCAAGAAGAAGTTAGTGTAACGTTTGATAAAGAATGCCAGTTAAAAATATCTAATTTTTTACAGTCTGGAGTATTTCATTATACAGAAGATAGTTTTTTAACTAACGATATTGTTAACAAAATAGAGAATTATAATGTCTGAAGAAATTGAATACCTTAGTCAAGAAGAAATTGACCGAGCAGCAGCTATATTAAATGGTTCTAAAAAGTATTATGTCTACTATACAGATGAAGGTGATATTGTTGCTATCGTCAAAGAACCTAAAGACTGGGCTAAAAATGTTTTAGAAGTTGATGAAGAAAATGTTATGGGATTCCTTAAAGGAGAAAAAACAACCTATAACTATAAAATTAATAATCCTGCTTTGCAAAACAATTCAATTGTCACAACTAGTCAATTGTATAAGTTTAATAAAATGCCTTTACAGGTAGTTCCAGAATCTTCCGGAAATGATGAACTAGTTATTATACATGATACTGATTCTTCTTCTTGGAAAATAAAATTAGACAAAACTAAAATCAAGCAAGCAGAAGCAAATAAAACTATCAGCATATTTGTTTCAATTAAAGATAATCATAATTTTTTATTAAACACATTAACTTTTAAAATTTCCGAAGCTGATACCGTTACATTTCCATTTGTTACAAAGTTTGAAAATAATTTTCAATCTGTAGATTTATTAACTAAAAAAATATTTGCATCTTACGGAAAAATACATGACACAAAAAGTTAAAATTATAGATCATGATGTTGTTTATCTAAGCTATGATGAACCTAACGCAGAGCGTAACTATGCTGATTTATTAAAAAAGATACCGTGGGCAAAACGTGTTCATGGCGTTGACGGAAGCGACAGCGCACACAAAGCCTGTGCAAAGTTAGTAACTACTGATCGTATTACTATTGTAGACGGAGATAATGTTGTTGATGCAAATATTTTAAATCAAGAAATTGAATTTCAAGACCATGCCGATCTTTCAAAGTGTGTGCTTAGTTGGGGTGCTAAAAATATTATTAACGGATTAATTTACGGCAACGGTGGAATTAAATGCTGGCCTACGCAATTGATATTAGACATGCGTACACACGAAAATGCCGATCCTACAAACGAAAAAACACAAGTAGATTTTTGTTGGGATATTAATTACATACAAATGAGTAAGTGTATGAGTGACGTACACAATAATGCTAGTCCTCAACAAGCATGGCGTGCAGGATTCCGTGAAGGGGTTAAAATGAGTTTGTTAGAAGGCTCAAAAATAAATCTTGATAAACCATTCGATCTTCAAATACACTGGAAAAATTATCATAGACTTTGCACATGGATGAATGTGGGCGCGGATGTAGAAAACGGCTTATGGGCAATATACGGTGCTAGACAAGGTTGTTATATGACAAATTTAACAAACTGGGATTATACACAAGTTAGAGATTTTAAATGGTTAAACAATTTTTGGGAATCAGAAGCATCTATTTTAACTGAACAACAGTTAAAATCGATGATAATATTCTATGGCGAAGAACTTAAAAATAAACTGTCAATTCTTACAGGTCCTACATGTATGACAGAAGACCAAAGTAAATTCTTTAAAGCAGTTTATACTAATCCGCCTCGCATGAAAAGTAATTTGGTAATTGAATAATGTACGATATTGTTTTTATTAGTTATAATGAACCTAACGCAGACGATAACTGGAATAAGTTAGTTACTAGGTTTCCTTTAGCTCGTCGAATACACGGAGTTAAAGGTATACATCAAGCACACATTGCTGCTGCAAAAATGTGTAATACAAATATGTTTTGGGTAGTAGACGGCGACGCACAAATTGTAGAGTCGTTTGATTTTAGTTATCGCACAAAAATACAAGATTATGTTTATGTATGGCGCAGCCGTAATCCTATAAATGATTTAGAATATGGCAACGGTGGTGTTAAGTTATTACCTCGTAAAATGACCATAAACATGGATATATCTAAACCAGATATGACTACTAGTATCAGTGAAAAATTTAAACCTATACTACAAGTTAGTAATATTAATTGTTTTAACAGCGATCCTTTTAATACATGGAAAAGTGCCTTTAGAGAGTGCTGCAAATTAAGTAGTAAAATTATTGATAGACAAAAGTCAGACGAGTCTAACGAACGTTTACGCATTTGGTGCAGTAAGGGAGAAGATAGGCTATACGGAGAATATGCACTTAAAGGTGCAAGATTAGGAATGCAGTACGGAATCGAAAATCGAAATAATTTAGAAGAACTAAAAAAAATTAATGATTTTGACTGGCTTCAAAAACAATTTGAGGAATTAGCATGAGTGAAAAAGGCAATGCTAGAGAAGTTTTGTTTGGTCTAGAAGAATACTTGCAATACAAAGAATCTGAAACTCAAGTAAAATTTGTTAGAGATATTGTTAAAATATTAGACAGTGAAGACATTGAAAAGTCTTTATTAGATTACTGTTTAAAAAATTTGTACGAACAAGATTCTGTTGACAAAATTTTTAGAGGAATTCAAAATTATAAAAAGAAAACATCTAATGATGATATCTACGATGCGTTTAGTAGAAGTCAAATAAAAAGTAAAGTTTGGTTAATAGAAGAATTAGCAAAAATAAACAATAACTACGAAAATGTTGCAGTGTTTGCAGGTTGGTTAGGACAGCTTAAAAGTGTTTATGAAAAAAAATTATTCTATTCTAAAATGAGAATCGTTGAAATAGACAAAGAAGCATGTGAAGCTAGCGATTATATTTTTAATTTAAGTAATTTAGAAGGATACAAAGTTAAAAGTATATTAGCAGATATTAATAATTTAATTTGTTATAAAAATGGTTATGAATGGGACGTTACTAATTTCAAAGACGGAACAAGTTATAAAGAAAAATTTCTACCTGATTTAATTATTAATACCAGTGCAGAACACATGACAGAAGAATGGTACAATCAAATTAGATTTAAAGAAATGGACTCAAATCCTATAGTTGCAATTCAAAGCAATAATATGTTTGATTTACCTGAACATGTTAATTGTGTCCATAGTGTTAATCATATGAAGAAAAAATTTCCTATGAAAGAAATATTATTTGAAGGTGAATTGCAACTTAAAGGATATAAGCGTGTAATGCTTATAGGTAGACCATGATTGATATTGATAGCATGGAATTAAGACAATTGCAGATAGAGGCAGCGAAGGCTCTGTCTGCTTATGAAGCAACTAACAATTTTATTCATCAGTTTAACAAACAAGCCCACCACAATAGTCAAAATTGGTACAAGGCAGTAATCAAACATTATGTAAGTGAGTACGGAAATCTACCTAGTCAAACAGGCCCTGCAAAAGATATTAAATTAGTAATGGAATAATATGTTATCTTTTACAAGCAATTTAAAAATTTACTTATTTAAAAATAGGCAACAAGTTAGTTTTAGCATTAAAGTTAGTGATAACTGTGTTAATTCTTATTGGTTATCTACTAATGATTTTGAAAAAATTTTATCTACCTGGAATACTACGGGGTTTGATGCTCAGGCAGGAAATGGTTGGTGGAGTGTGCAACACAAAAAATCTACACCTAGACCAGAATCTGCTCCGACTAGTTATGTTAGAATTAGTGTATCGATGAATAATCAAACTTTTCATTATAGGGTAGATTACACAGACATGTATCAATTAGTTAAAGATTATTACTATCAAAAAAATAATCAAATGTACTGGGATAATGATGTATAACTATAACGAAATAAAAACAGTTCATCTTGAAATTACAGATAATTGTAATGCTGCCTGTCCTATGTGTGCTCGAAATATCAACGGCGGCCAAGAAAACCCGCAAGTACCTGGGACAGAATTGTTTATTGATGATATTAAAAAAATATTTGAACCTAATTTTATTTCTCAATTAGATCGTATGTATATGTGCGGCAACTATGGTGATCCTATTGCTGCAAGAGATACACTAGAAACTTTTGCTTACTTTAGGCAACATAACTCAACAGCTATGTTAAGTATGCATACAAACGGCAGCGCCAAAAAACCAGAATGGTGGGCAGAGTTAGCACGTACGATAGGTCGTAAAGGATATGTAGTTTTTAGCCTGGATGGTTTAGAAGATACTAATCATCTGTATAGACAAAATACCATATGGTCAAAAATAATGGAAAATGCACAAGCATTTATTAATGCCGGTGGCCGAGCCCGATGGGATTACATTGTATTTGCACATAACGAACATCAAGTAGAAGAAGCCGAGCAGTTGGCAAAAACTATGGGGTTTGAAAAGTTTCAATTTAAGAAAAGTGCTAGATTTTTTAGTAATGCTAGCGGCGTAACAAAAGAAATGCACCAGGCAGCAAATCGTAAAGGAATGGCTACTACGTTACTACAAGCGCCGACTAATCCAAAGTATAGAAATGCAGCCTTAGAAGAATTAAGTAAAATTGCTAAATCAGAAGCACCTATTAAATTCTTACCTAGCAAACAGGAAGATTTAGAAGGTTATACCTTTCCGCAAGTATTTCATAAAGATCCTGCAAAGAAAAAACCTATGGAAAAATACTGGGATGAGGTTCCTATCAAATGTAAAGTAGCAGAAGAAAAGAGCCTTTATGTTTCTGCAGAAGGTATTGTACAGCCATGTTGCTGGACTGCTGGACAAATGTATGTTTGGTACTGGACACCTAAAGGCGGACAGATATGGAACTTGATAGATGAAGTTGGTAAAGACAATCTTAATGCTAAGTTAAACAGTTTAGAATCAATTGTGAATGGTCGTTTTATGCAAGATCTAGTTCCTAATAGTTGGAATAAACCTAGTTGTGCAGAAGGCAAACTTGCAGTTTGTGCAAAAACTTGCGGCACTAAGCATGATGCATTTGCGGAGCAATTCAAATGACCTGTCAAGTAGCATGGAAAGAATTTTACATCAATCATACAGGCAAATTTAGAAATTGCTGTATTCAAATTGAAAGTTACGAAGAAGATAATTTTCTTATATCTGCTAATCCTAACGAATGGTTTAAAAATCAAAAAAATTTAAAACAGTTACGTGAAGATCTTAGTGCAGGTAAGAAACCTGAAACATGTAAAAAATGTTGGGAACTAGAAGAAAAAGGTCAGAACAGTTATCGTACAAACTGGAATAAACAGTATGCAGAAGAAGGCAATACTGATTTAAATGAACGTATTGAAATAATTGACTTGCGACTAGGTAATAGATGTAATTTAAAATGTAGGATGTGTAATCCTATGTGGTCTGATCAAATAGGAAATTTGTATGCTGATGCAAAAGCAAGTGGCGTCAATAATAGTTTAACTAAAAAATTTACTCAAGGTACTATTAAAAGCAGCGATAAATTTTTAACTGAACTATTTTATTTTTGCAAAAACACACCAACACTAAAAGAAATTAAGTTTGCCGGTGGTGAACCTTTTATTATGGATGACGTTGAAGAGTTTATTTTTCGTTTAGTTGAAAACGGCATGACACATATTAAATTGTCAATGCTAACAAATACTACAGTGGTAAAATCTGATGTAGTAGCAGCATTAGAAAAATTTGATTCTACTCATATACAATGTAGCATTGACGGTATAGAAGATGATATTGAGTACCAACGTTATCCTTGTAAGTGGGAAGTTATAGATCGCAATTTTAAAAAGTTGTATAACTCAAATCTAACTGTAAATTTAACTCCTTGTTGGTCGCAACTAAATGCATTAGGAGTTGCAAAATTTTTAAATTGGGCTGATCAATTTCCAAAATCTCATATAGCATATAACGAAGTAAATTATCCGAGTTATATGGATTTTAGATTAATACCCATTGAATTTAGAAAAGATGCAATTAATGCAATACAACAGTGTAAAAAACCTAAAAAAATGCACAAAGATTATTATAAGTTTTTTGATGCATTAGCACATGACTATCGAGATATTAACACTGATGAGCGTAATCAGTTACGCGATAATGTTGAAATTTGGAATTTCAAAAACACTATTAAGTATCAAGATAAGTATACATGGGGAAGTATTTTATTAAATGACTAACAAATATCCTAGCGAAACTTTTTGCATATTACCTTGGATACATCTGAGTACTAGGCCAGATGGTAGTATGCGTGTATGTTGCACAGCTAATGCCAGCGGTGTTGGGCCTACTAATGATAAAAAATTAGGAGGTCCGCAAGTTGGAGTTATTAAGGACGAAACTGGTTTACCTAGCAATTTAAACATAATGGATTTTCAAACGGCATGGAACAGCAAGTATATGAAAAATGTACGTAAGCAAATGTTGGCCGGAGAAAAACCTGCAAGTTGTTTAAAATGCTACAAGGAAGAAGAAGCAGGTCATAATAGTAAACGTATGTGGGAAACCGAATACTGGAGTCAGCGTGTTAGTATTGAAAAATTATTAGCTAATACGGAAGACGACGGAAGTGTTCCTCCCGAACTTACATACATTGATCTAAGATTCGGCACTAAGTGTCAGTTAGGATGCGTAATGTGCAGCCCTCATGATAGCAGTGGTTGGATTAAAGACTGGCAAAAGATTTTTCCTACTATTGAAAATCCGCATGTTAGAAAAATATGGGACTGGGAAAACAAAGGTAGTAATAACGGCAGCAGTTATAACTGGCATAAAAACAATCCAGAATTTTGGAAGCAGTTTTATGAGCAAATTCCTCATATGCAGCAGGTCTATTTTGCCGGCGGCGAACCATTAATTATTGACGAGCATTATGAAATATTGGAAGAAATAATTAGACAAGGTCGTGCAAAAGATATTGAAATACGTTATAATAGTAATGGAGTAGAATGGCGCGATGATTTGTTTGAATTATGGAGCCATTTTAAATTAGTACGTTTTCATTACAGCGTTGACAGCATAGGTGCTATGAATGAATATATTCGTTATCCTAGCAAATGGTCCAGAACTGAAGAAGTATTTCGTATACTAGATGAACAGACAACTCCGAATGTTGAAGTTACTATTGCATGTGCAGTTCAAGCCTTGAATATCTATTATATTCCTGATTTCTTAAAATGGAAACTTAAACAGAATTTTAAGAAAGTAAACATGTGGCCTTTGGGCGCCGGCGGCATAAATTATCACTTTGTCTACTGGCCTGCATTTTTAAATGTCAAGGTTCTGCCACAATGGTTTAAAGATGAATGCGAACGCAAGTATGAAGAATTTATTCCATGGTTTGAAGAAAACTGGGAACTTTGTCTTGCAGAAAAAGATAGAGGAACTGTTAGCAAAGAAAAATGGTTGGCTAATGGTTATGGTATAAAAAGATTACGCGGAATGATTAGTTTTATGAAATCTGAAGATTGGAGCGGTCGTTTACCTGAAATGCGCGAGTATCTTGAAAAGATAGATGCACATAGAGGTATCAGTTTTTATGAAACATTTCCAGAAATGAAAGATATATTTAAGGAGTGAGTATGTATAGAACCATACACGGAGACCCAACTAATTTAAATCCTATTAAAAAAGAATTAAAGAATTTTCAAAGTCATTGGCACTCTGAAAACAAATTGCCAACTTATGAGTCATACATGCCAGACTTGTCTAGTGATTATGCTAGAGAAGCCATGCGTAAAAATTTTAGTCCGGCATATATTTCTAATGTAGAATTTGACGAAGACGAGTTGTCCTGGATGTATGGTTTTGCATTTGTAGGATGTCATAATGTAAGACACAATGCAAACGGAACAATTTTTACAAGTGGAAATTTAGATCAAGTTGCTACTAAATTCCTTGATAAGTTAGAACAAATACTTCCTGGTTGTAGCGAAAGCCCATTAGTTGGTGGTAATTTTTTAATTACACCTACACAGTACGGATTGCATAATGATAGTACACGCAGATCTGACTGGGTGAACAGTTTAAAGACTATCCCTGAAGATCATCCAGAAAGAAAATTTATACCCTGGAAAAATGTATTGATACCTATGTGGATCGGAAACAAACCAACCACAGTTAGCCACGGTGTTTGGTTTGAGCAAAGACACGTTGATTTTGCTCACGTTTATTATCATGGCGGAGACAAAAATCCTAATCAACCCGCTACAACATATCCTATTATTCACGATCATTCTACTATTGATTTCTATAATAGTAGGGGAGAATTAATTCCTAGAGAAAAAAATACAGTGCCTTACGATGAGGCACACTACAGGGATTATTTAGAGTATACTCCAAAATCTCGATTAACGGGTCTTACTCCAGAATTAACAGTTGAATGGAAACCTGGAGTACCTTTTGTTTTTGATGCAGTTCAATTACATGCTACAAACAAAGGAACACAACGCAGAACAGAATATCTAGTATATACCGATCCTGAAACTAAAAAACCGTTGTACAGAAAATTTGGAAATTCAGATCATGTAACTGAAGATATTGTTGCACGTCTTGAAGAACGTGTTAACTGGGATATAAAAATGGGTCTGTTGCTAACATTCTTAAAGGAAATTAAATGAAGTTTTCTGATGTTAGAACTTCTGAAAGAGGATGGGCCAAATTAAAATTTACCCCTCCAGCAGGAGCATTATCTGAGTGGGATAAGATAAAACATCTTGTTAAACATCATAGGGCAGATTATGGTAAAGGTTGGATGAGTTTAACGTTGCATGGAATGAAACCTCACTGGACAGAAGCCATCGATCGTTATCCGGGACATGAACACGAAATTGACTGGGAAGTAGATTACCAGTGGACCGAAATAGCTGAATTTTGTCCACAAACAGTTGAATTTATAAAATCATTACCTTTTGTTAAATTACATAGGGTAAGATTTATGTATTTAAAAGCCGGAGGTATTATTGACTATCATAGAGATGCTGACTACATGAACCTAAGTCCGATCAATGTTAGTATTAATAATCCTAAAGGATGTGAATTTAAATTTTACAAAAACGAAAAATTATATACTAAAGTTCCTTTTACAGATCAAAGTGCATTTTTAGTAAACATCGGTCTGGCTCATAGGATCGATAATAATAGTGATGAAGATCGTCTACACATGATTGTTCATGGCAGATATAATCAAGATTTTCAAGATAATTTCCTTAATTACATAGAGACAATGCATGAAATCTAAAACTTTTTGTGTTATGCCATGGAACAGTATTGCAACAAATGCTTCAGGCGTATATAGAGTATGTTGCAACAGTACACCCGGTAAGAATACCATCAATGATGAAAACGGTATTCCTATGAAAATTTTTCAGCATACCCCTAAGCAGGTATGGAATAGTCCTACATACAAAAAGATTAGAGAGCAAATGCTTGCCGGTGAACGTCCAGAAATGTGCGAACGTTGTTTTAAAGAAGAAGATTCTGGAATTGACAGCGCAAGAGTTAACTGGAATAAACGTTGGTTCAAAGAAGATAGAGAATACAATGTAGAAGAAAATGCAAATATTCAATACGTAGATCTTCGTCTGGGAAATTTATGTAATTTAAAATGTAGGATGTGTAATCCTTATAGTAGTAGTCAATGGGTTGAAGAATGGAACAGTGTTGTAACTAAAGCAGAATTAGTTCCTAATTTCCCCATCAATGATGAAGAAGCAAAACGTTTGTCAAGGCTAGACTGGCCAACTAATGAAAAAACATGGGACAGTCTAATTGAAATTGCAGACACAATTGAAGAAATCTATCTTACAGGTGGCGAGCCTACACTAGCTATAGAACAGTATAAATTATTTGATCTATTAATTGAAAAGAATTTGTCTAAAAAAATTAAGTTAAAGTACAATACTAACTTGACTAATATTCCTAAGAAGATGATTGAATATTGGAAAAATTTTAGACGTATACAAATTAATGCTAGTATTGATGCGTTTGGTGATCTAAATCGTTATATTAGATATCCTACTGCCTGGTCTAGTGTCGAAAAGAATATGGATCAGTTTTTTAATATGAAGAATGTAGAAGTGCAATTACATTGCACAGTACAGACTTACAACATATTAAATTTAAATGAATTATTTGATTGGATGAAAAAATATCCTACAGTTAAATTATATCTAAACATATTAAATCATCCTCGTTCTATGAACATACGTGTACTACCAGTAGAACTCAAAGCTCTAGCAGAACAAAGATTGCAGCCATATTTGCATCTTCCAAAAGTTCAACAAACAATTAAGTATATGAATGATAAAGACGATAGCGAATATCTAAAAGAATTTTTTGATTACACTGTTACTTTAGACGAAATGCGCAATCAAGATTTTTTTGAATTAGTGCCTGAATTTAGAAAATTTTTTATGGTGTCTTATGGAATGGAATAAAATTATTGCCGGCAGAAAAAATACCTATAACTGGCTTGATCAAGTACCGGATCGTTTAGTGATAGAAGAAATTGTTTCTGAAATACATAATTTTTGTCCTAGCAAACAACGCAAGGTTCCTTTCTATATTGATATAATTGATAATACAGAATATAATCACAACCCTATTCTTTTTAATTTTCTTCTTGATAACAAACTGTTAATTCAAATGGCAGTGACTAGTTGGCTTAAAAGTCAAGTAGAAAAAAATATCGAACCTTTTGCAAATTATGTTTACGATGAGTCTAAATGCCTTAGAGACATTGGATATGTTATATCTGGATTTGCAAATGACGTAAAGTATAACACTAACAAGTACACATGCCAAATGGCAGCAGGTTATTACAAAGACGGCAAACCTCAAGTTAGACAATTTATTGAAGTGCATACACATCTATATCTAAAAGAATTTTTGTTAAATCTTTTGCGAGATAACGACTTAATAGATGCAATACCTTTGATCGAAGATCGCACCAACATCATTATTAATGTTATTGATCAAGGATTAAGTAAGTTGCCAGTTGTTGTAGAAGGATTGCATAATTTACGATATGATATTTTTTACGGAACTGATAGAAAAGGAAATAATCAGGCTAATGATTTGCGAAACCCGCAGGTATTAGCGCCGTGGCTGTTGGTATTTTCTATGAGAATTTTAGATGATGTAGGTCTTAATATAGAAATGAAAGATCATATTAAGGCTAGAAATGTTAGCGAAAATGAAATAGGATTAGCTAGTATGTTTGCATCTCTTAGTGCGTCTGCTAAAGGATTAGATACAGGATTTTGTGCCTGTATTAGAAACGGTAAAGAAATAGGTAAACGCCTCGGACATCGACCTGGAGAAGATACTTTACTTTATTTAGGACTAGGTTACGGTAGTCCTAGCAAACAATATTATAATCCAGTTATACATACTAAGCTAAGTATACCCGACAGTGATTATGATCAAAAACCTTCTTTAGAAACTTATTGTAATTTTATAAATTTATGAAACACTTAGCTTGTAGTAAAATGTGGACTGATATAAACATATCAGTTCCTAAAATGGAATTTAGAAACTGCTGTAAAAGAGATATACAGCCGATTAGCATTGAAGAAATTCGAGAGCTAGGTGCTGATGTATTTGTAAGAAATAAACACTTAATGGAAGAAAAGATTTTCTTTATTGAGAAGAATGAGTTACCTGCTAAGTGTACGTATTGCAAACAAGCATGGCCTAATTCAATTTGGAATAACTGGAATCTATGGAAAGATAAAGACTGGTCACAAGAAGAATTAACAGCATTAATAAATCAAGATCACACAGATTATATTGAACTAATGTTATCAACAACTTGTAATCAAACTTGCATGTATTGTACTTGGGAAGTTAGCAGTCTCTGGGCCGAAGTTAAAGATAAACCTATTGCAAAGAATCAAGAATGGAAAGAAGCTGTTTTAGATGCATTGTACAAATATATAGAAAAATATCAAATCAAAAAAACTGGTAGATTAATATATAACTTCCTAGGCGGAGAACCTTTTTTAGATTTAGAACTATTAGATGTTATACAAAATATCTTAGATATACACAATGCTAACCCCTTTCCAGGAAAAGTTGTAATAATAAATCTAACTTCTAATTTAAATGTTAAACCAAAAGTTATAGAAAACTATTTAGAGTTAGTAAAACAAAATAAAAATTTTTACTGGAGTCTAAGTGCTAGTATAGATGCAATTGGTCAAGTAGGAGAAGAATTAAGAGACGGTTTATCAATTGATAGATTTAAAGAAAATTTAGAAATGATATTGTCTAGTGGTTTAATATCTCATGTAGATCTTTTACCTAGTGTAAGTTCTATGAGTATACCTGAATATCCTAACCTAATAAGATGGATAAAAGATATTATGCGTAAATACGATCTTTTAGAAAAACACGGGAGCCGTTGGTCGTTAGGTATTAATGTAGTAACTTGGCCTCAAGGATTGCACCCTGGTACCCTTCCTTTACAATATAGATCCTTTATGGACGAATGTAATAGTGAAATAGAAGAACTTCCTAACAACTATCAAAAAGAGCAGTTAAAAATTCATTTTGAAAATATACGTCAAATGATCGGAACAAAACGCACTAATGATGATAAAGCAGAGGTAGTACGATTTTTTAATGAACATGCCGAAATTAAAAATAAAGAATATTATAAAATATTCCCTATATTAGAAGAAATTACCAAATGAAATCACCTACATCAATGGCTGTTAATTTTGTAACAGATAAACAGAACCGAAAAAATACCATAGTTTACATTATGTGGAACGACTGGTTTGCTAATAATAAAAAGTATAAAGGCAATTTTGATTATGCAAATGAATTAATGTCTTTTACAAATTTAACAAGTAACAGTAATCTATATCATAATTTTGATAAAATTATGACATATAATTTAGAAGATGCTATAGAATTAGCATACGATGCAGGATTTGCTCATGCTGTAGTACAAACGCCAGGCCATGTTTTATTGTATGGATTTAGAGATGCCATTACTGACTATATTGCTTCGATAAATGGCGACTGGTCAGTGATGGGACATATTTTAAATTTTAAAAAATATAATAATTGGTTAACATTACACGATCAATGTTTTGTATTAAATTTAAAACATGTCGAGTTTGTTGGAACTCAATTAGGATATGCAAATCAGGGAGTACGAGTATTTCCTGACTATACTCCTAGTGAAGAAAATTTTCATGACGACTATACACCTAAGTCTGTACAGTTTAATGAACAATATTATAAAACTGGTGGGTACGGTCTAGGCTGGAAATGGTTAAGTTACGGTTTGTTAAACAATAGCATTGTTACTTTTAACGATCGAGTTAGAAGTAAGAAAGTACATCTTTATCCAGAAAATGAAGGGAATCAAGAAGCTTGGTACAATTTAGATCAAGCTAATGATGATAATCAGTTAAAGAAAATTGTTAAGAATTTTGCAGTAAAAGATCCAACTCAGCATGTGTTTAACAACGAAAATGTTTTTCCTGGATTACCTCATGTAATTACAGACAAGATTGACAACGTTGTAGTAGCAGCTAGTGGGTTTTATGGTATGCAAGTTGCTAAATTATTAAATGCTAAATCTGTTTATTACTATGATCAAGATCTAGATTTATTAGAATTTAGACAAAAATTAAACATGAATTGGAATGGTGTTGATCCTGTGTCTAATTATTATACACCTAATATGAAAGTTTTTGATGACGCTAGTTTACCTAAAGTTGAAGCTGTAGATCGAGATATTATTAAAACACAAGAAGATCTTTTAACTTATCTTGAAACATTTAAAACACTTCCAAAGTTTTATAAACACGTTGACATTATACATAACTGGGATGATTTTGCCAGCTTTATTCCCGCAGAAGGTTCTACCTATATTTGGTTAGACAGCATATATACATACTGGTATAATATATGGAATTGTAAACCCGGTTTCATTCAAAAGAGTTTTATTTCTTTAATTTATAAATTACAAGAAAGAAAAGATCCGGTTTGGATTAATGTTAAAGAACCGTCTGGACAGTATAGAATTTTTGAAGTACACAAATATTCTCCAGATGCATTACAAATGTTTTTTAGTCGCTATGAACACTTTGCCTAAAATATTAGTTGCTGGTAATAAGGATTATGGTCTAGCAGCAGAGCTATACAAATTATATCCCGATGCATATTTTGCCAGCAGGTCTACAGGATATGATTTGACCAGCCAAAAAGATCAACAACGATTAGCAGACTTAATCGGTCGCTACGATATTTTTATTAATTGTAGTGCTTTGTGGAAATTCAATCAAACAGTTTTACTTGACACAGTTTATAAAAAATGTAAAGAGCTAGAACATAGACCTTATATTATTTGTATAGGATCAACAACTGACAGAGTTAAAAAAGGTGGCGCATGGTTGTATAACGCTGAGAAAAAAGCATTACGAGATTATTGTAACACACTAGGTATCAACGGTGTTTGGGAAAATGGTCCTAAGATTACTTTAATTAGTTTTGGTAGTTTAAGTAATGTGCAGGCAAAGCATCCTACAAGAAAATGTTTAGAAATAGATAGAGCTGCTACATATATCAAATGGTTAATTGAACAACCAAAAGATGTTTGTATAAATGAAATTAGTATAGATCCCCTGCAAGTATTATCATGAAGATTGGTATTTTTGGTGATAGTTATTCTTCAATTATAGGATGGAGAGATGTACATCCTTACAAAGGCTGGCCAGAGTTATTAGCTGAAAATTATAAAGTTATAAATTTTAGTCATAACGGTTCTTCTCTTTACTACAGCAAAAAATTTTTTGATCAACATTACAAAGTTTTTGACAAAATAATCTTTACTATAACTGCTCCAGGACGTTTTGAATTTAAAGTTCCTACTTTGGAAAAATATCCTAAAATCTGTTTAGATTATCAATTCCTACCAACTATAAATGCAATTAAAGCAAGACTAAAGATAAAAGAATTAACCGACGACGAATTACGAAAATATCAAATAATCCACGATTATAAACTTTACATACAAAATTTTGAATATGAAGACTATATTCATCAAATGATAGTAAATGATATAGTTCGACTGCGACCTGACACAATACTAATTCCGTGTTTTAAACAATCTATACGCGGAGAAGATAACTATTTAGAACAGATAACAAAAATGGAGGATGAGTTTCTCGGTGCCAAAACTGGATTTTATATTGACAAAAGAAAATGTCACATGAGTGAAGAAAACAACAAAATAATATACAACTTAGTCTTAGATGCACTGATGAATAATCAAACAAGACTAGATTTAAACCCTGATTATTTTTTACTTCCTAAATCAGATTTGAGAAATTTATTAGAAGACGTATGACTAAATTAGCAATTTTTGGAGACAGCTTTGGTGATGATTATACTCTCTGGCCAAAATATTATAAAGGCGTTGGGCCTTCTTGGATAGATTATCTTAGAGATAATTCAAATTACGAAATAACTAATTTTTCTGTGGGTGCTTCTAGTTTCTGGTATCAATATAATCGATTAGAAGATAACCATAAAGATTTTGATAGAATTTTATTTTTAGTAACGCAACCTGGTCGATTCCACTCCTTCGTTAAACGAGATTTAGAACACTGGACAAATGTCGATCATGTACAGCGAGCTATTAATACTGAACCTAATTTAAGTTATAAAGAACGCCAGCATCTAGATGCATTGCAACAATACTTTTTATTTTTGCAAGACCATCATAGAGATGATCGTGTACATTTTGCATTACTGCAAAATATAAGAGGTTATATTAGACCAGATACAAAATTTATTTCAGTATTCCCCGAATCAATGTTACCTGATTCAAAGGAACATAACTTAAAGTTTTTAGCGTTTTTAGAACCACATTGGTTTAGAATAGATGCATTTGGATCTAGTTCAGATTATTATGATGCACGTAAATGCCATATAAGTGAAGAAAATCATTTAATTTTAGGTAAAAAGATTTTAGATTATCTAGATAAAGACATTCCTTTAGATCTTAATCCAGACCATTTTGTACATCATCCTACAAAACCACTTGAACATTACTTTAGACCCCACTTTAATAAACTATGAATGACCTAAGCTGGAGTGCATACGATTTTACCAAAATACCGTACAATGATATTGTACGTGTAGGCCAACGTACTATGTTGTACAAGGACCTGTTTACAGTCAGTTGGCTATTAGGTCGTTATTGTAATTATCGTTGTAGTTACTGTTGGCCATACGCTCGCAGTGATACAAAAGATCATAGGCCAACTGAGTTATGCTTAAAGACAATTGACGAAATTAAACGTCAAGCTCGTGAACGTAATTTTAACAGTTTTCACTTTAGTCTAAGTGGAGGCGAGCCTACATTTCATCCTGGATATATTGATATACTAAATTATCTTAATGATGACGTAGACAATACAAATTATACTAGTGTACACATGACCAGTAACATGAGTCGTCCAATAAAGTGGTTTGAAGAAAAATACTGCCCTGCTGTAAGTAAATTTCATCGTGCTAGTATTACTGCTAGTCTACACACAGAACATGTAGATACTCCGGAAAAGATGCAGGAGTTTGCAGATAAGTTAATATTGTGTCAACAGCATGACGTACAAGTAACTATCAACATGGTTATGGTACCAGAATGGTTTGAGCGTGATTTTGATAATGCATTATTTTTTCACAATCAAGGAATTAATGTTACATTAAAACCGCAAAGCGATCCTACTGCTAGTCGTGTAGTTGACGGATATACTCCAGAAATGTTAAAGCGTTTGCACAACGGTATGCCTCAAAGAGCGTTTACTGAGTCAAAAAGCGCACTCGCCAAAAAGGTCAAAAGACCTGAACCTCGATTCTTTAAAACACCTGATCCTATCTATCAAGAAGCACAGAGTAAAATACCACAGCACTTTCAAGTAGAATTCATAGACAAAGAAAAGAAAATATGGTATATGGATCAAGCTGAACGATTCAATGCCTTTAACTTTAACAAGTTTAAAGGTTGGGAGTGTTCTAGTGGTTATAGGGGTATTATTATACGTGAACCTGATGGTAGCATTAAACGTAGCTATAGTTGTCACGATGCTCCTATAGGTAACATTGAAACAGGATTTAAACTGTTTGACGGACCTAAGCCTTGTATTAGTGAAAGCTGTGTCAGTAGTGCTGACAGCAAAATACCCAAAAGAGCGCCCGGGACAGAGTTGCCTCTATGGCCGGGCGATAAAACATTTATTCGCTAATAAATTCTGTAGTCATAGGAAAGACGGTAGCGATAACACTGGCACATGCTTTTGCAATCTCCATGTGTTCTTTTTGGGTACCATTGCCGCTACGCAATTCAATAAAGTGAACCCAACTACGCAATGTTCCGTTCATATATAGTCGACTTTCAATAAGTCCTTCTGGCAGTACAGCACGAGCTTGTTCTTTAGCAATACCGTTAGCAATAGCCCATTCGTATTCTCTTTGCGCGGCATATATTACTCTTTGTTGAGCTCTAAACCACTCGTTTTGTAGTAGGTTATCTTCAACCTCTACACTGTTTTGTCTATTCTTTGGGTCTTGGAGTCTGGCTTCTCTTGTAACGAATCTAAGATCTTTTGTAGGGTCTGCATATCTTTGACTGAACTCCTGGAAACTAAAACTTCTGTGACGTAAGATCTGCCTTGCAATATCTCTTGTTGTCGTAATTTCCAGGCAAGCTGAAACCATCTCGAGTGGACTCCAGTGTTTGTGTCGTATGAGGTACCCGATGAGCTTGCTACTGGTGTCGTTGTTGAACTGATTACTCGGGTTTGAGACTCGGGCACAATAGGCGATGAGTTCTTGTGCGTCGGAAATTCCAAGGGCGGCAAACTCGCTAGTTGGTTGACTGTAGGATAAAAG